CATCTAATGCGCGGCCAAACGGTAGTGGTGAGTTTTCATCTGGAAGTGACGCTGAAATATAAGGCTTTGTTTCTCCAGAGCGAGCAAACGGATCTACTGGCATTGGAATGTCATCATCGTCTGCAAGAGGAGGCTCGATATTGCGCGTAGACGACGAGCTATTAGTAGCGTACTTGTACTCTGTGTTGTACAGTTCTCTGTAGATTACTTGCCTAAACTTGCCCTTCGCCTCGAGCGCTTCACCAGACGCAGCGTTCAACGAATCTTCTTCAAATAAGAAATGAAGAAAATCAACCGCGTCAGCGGCGTCTAATTGTCGGATATCAACACCAAGGGAAATTGCCTTGCCGTTGACATACGGCCAGAGATCAACTGCCCAAGCTAGGAAGCTGCTGGCGGCTGCGTAGGGCGGTCAGAGTACTGCTCCACCAACCAAGCAACAATGTTGCTCAACTGCTCAACTTCAACAATCTTGTCATCGCTCTGTACTAGCGCGTCAAATCGTTCGTAGCTTTCTGCAATAAGAACAAGCTTAAAGAACTTGTTGATGATTGCAGCTGCCTCACCTGGATTGTCTTGCGCTGACGACGCAGCGACAAGGTCAAGAAGAACTTTTCCTTGCATCTTTGGCTTGCATGAAAAGTCTTCTCCATGAAGCTTAAATGAAAGTGGCTCTGCTGGTTTGTCTTGATCTCCAGCGCCAAAATCTTTGAATCTTGCCATATGTGTTTTCTCCGTATGTTTGTGTTATCTGTCGTTATTACTTTACCATGTACAAAAAGGTAGTTAGGTACCTATTCGGTCTGGTTCCCGGGTGCGCTACTTGTCGCGAGTAAACTATTCTTCCTCTAGAGGAAAACCTAAGAAGTCCTCCACTGTCTGCTCTAATAATGTGTGGACGCGTACCTTCGTGGTGCATGTACGCATATGACAATGGCGAACCGATTGTCATCTTTTGGCCAGTTGGAGTTGGCTCTTGTGACATATTGATAGATGCTGCTAGCGCACCTGTTCTTTTTCCAACCTTCATCTTTGCAGCCGCAGTAATTCGTAAACCACGGCCAAACATGTGACGACCAACGTCGCCAGTTGGATCTTTTAATAGACGAAATAAGGCTGGTTCGTTCCAAACAATGTAGTGTGCCATTACGGTATCGCCATCGTAAGTTGCATCGTGACAAGTTGAAACCCGCCTTCTGGAGGTGGAATGTCAACAGTTGCGATTGTACCTACACCAAAAGTACCTGGTTCCCACTGGTCAAGTACGTTAATTGACTGCATAAGAACCCAGGCGTCTATTGCCGAAATTTCAGCGCCTTCTGAGATCTTTTCAGCAGACGGTGGACGACCGTTCACTCCAACTACTGGTATCTCTCGAGCGATCAATATAGTCATAACTGCGCTTCTAGGCATGTTGCACTTTTGCGGAGCAGAAGCTTGGTCTCCTGGAGCACCCAAGTAAATCTGAACTAAAGATACAGAAAGTTGTTCACAATCAATTGCGACCTGTCCGACGTTCCAGTACCGCCTATTTGGCAGTGGAACATTGTGAGACTCAAAGATTGACACAACGCTGTCAAGAACATTTTGAAGTAAGTTCTTTACATTAAGAGCATCGTCTGAAACGTCTGCGATAGATGTGATTGCCATGGCTAGTCGCCAATCGTAACAATTGGATTTAACTGAGGTGTTGACATGTTGATTCTCAGGTTTCCAGATGCTACATAGACAGTCTCAATTTGACCTTCGTATTCAATGCTCGGCCGCGATGCGTACATATCCCACGTGCCTGGGTCAACAAGACCAACTATCGCAAGGGCGTCTTCGTATTGGACATTGATTTGAACAGAGTTGTCGTCCTCGAGTAGTAGTACTGATCCTTCACCAAGGTCACGAGACTTTACGTTTGCCCAGTCATTGATAGTTACTCGTGGTATCCAACCAGTTCCATCAAGCAACCACCACGCGTTGAGGTAGTCGTAGGTGATTGCAACTGAACCGTAGCTTCCATTCACAATTGTGATGTCTTGAATTGACTTAACGAGCTTGTCATCTTTTGGTGTAAGCCTTCGTGCGCGGGCGAGGTCAGGACTAAATACTCGGGCGCGGTTCTTTGCATTGTCTGGGTTTACTGACTTTAAGAACAAGTCAACAAAGTAGATGCCAGTACGGCCTTGAGCAACAAACTCTTGTGGGTCAAGAATTGTGTAAGAAACACCTTGACGTGCAATACTCGTTACGCGCTGTGGAAGCTCGCAATCTTCTCCAGACCACATCTTGCAGAACTCAATAGCAAGCATTCGTGCGGCCATCTTTCCCATTGCTGGGGCCTCAACACCATACGTGTATGTAACTTCAACGTTGCATGGTCTCCATGGGACACCACGAACTGGTTGAATAACAGAATGGTCTGAAAGGTAGTAATAGTTCGGGTTAATGATCTCGCCGAGGTGATCACGAATTGCGTGAACTTTTGTCACTGGCTTTCCGCGCAAACGAAGTCGTGAACCTGTTGTAATTCCATCAGACGCTGTTTCATAAAAGTCATAGGCAGTCAGTGGAATGTTCTGCACGTCGCCATTGACGAGTGCTGCAGTAGTTGTTCCCCGAGCAAGGCCGTAGTTGTGTCCGCGCGTTGCGCAGACATATCGCTCTGTTACCGTCGTTGCGCCACTGTACTTTCGTCCCGACAATTGGAAAAGAAGCTGCGATGCTACTTTTGCTGCGTCGTACGAGAACTCTGAGTCTGAGTAGCTGCCAAGATCTGAAGTGCTTACCCAGAGGTTTGTCATCAAAGTTCCTTGTCTATTCAGTGCTCGTAAGTGAGCGTGGCGCGTAAGTACATACTACTACGAGCGCCACGCTCAGATTACGTGAATTACGCTGTTGGATCCTCCGAGGAAGCGATGATGAAGTCAATTGCTTCGTCAGCGTTGTATTCGGTGTTACCAGGTACGTTGTACTCAGTTGTTGAACCCTGCGACGTAAAGTCAGTAACTGCCCAGCTATTTGCAAGAACAACTGCCGTACCAGTTTCTACGCCAGATGTAATTGTTCCGCTTGTTGCCGTGGTGTACGTGAACGTTGTAGTGGTTGGTACCCCTGTGATTGTATACGTACCGTTAAGAGCGGCCGCGTTAGTTACTGCAGTGACTGTCACGCTGTCTCCTACACGGAAACCGTGCGCTGTTGACGTTGTAAGTGTAGCCGTTGTTGTGGAGCGAGCAGCGTTCGAGATCGTCTTTGAAAGATCTCCGTGCCATTCGTAGAAGCCCTTGCGACCAGTTGGTGCCCACGAAGCACGAGCGTACGAGTACGGACGCTCTGTTGCCAATGGGAATTCCCAACGCTCATCAAGGCCGTCACCAAACAACGAGTTGCCGATGCTGTAGCCTTCAAATGTGCTTGCGAGCATTCCGTTCTCAATCACGCGGTCACCAGACTGACGCATACGGCAGTATGGGAAGACCCAGTGGAAGTAAGGAAGTGTTGCTGCGCGCTTGCCGTCCTTAACTGCGAATGACCAACACTCAATTGCAACACCGTTGCCGGCTGGGTCGTCACCAATACCTGGCGATGACCAACCGATGCTCTTTCGGTCAGGTGAAGCGAATGTTCCGAGGTTCTTGCGAAGCAAGAGACCACCAGACATAAGCTCTGTCAATTCAGGATCTGGTTCGCAAATAGCAAGTTCCATTGTCACACGCTTGAGTGTGTCTGGTGCCTTGTATGAAACGCAGATTGTTCCGTTTGCCGACTTCTCAACGATTTCATCGCCTTCTTCGTATTCAGGTGTGAACGAGATACGCATGAATGCGCTGGTCGTGTAACTGTCGCCAGGATTGTTGAGCAAGTTGCCAGCTGCATCAAGACGCGTGACGCGAATTGAAACACCTTGAATACTTGCTGCGTAGTCTTGGGTTGCCATGTTTTTATTTTCTCCTTAGGGATTAGACTGTCAGGTCTACTCTGACTGCTAGATGAATTGTTGTATCAAAGTAAACCGCCGCTGGGCGAATTGCCTTGAGCTTCATGTCGTTTTGGTTTCCGCTGACATCGTACGCTTGGCCGTTGCTGTCGTTTACAACATCAACTTTTCCAACGTATGTATGCACTGATCCAGTGCCATACATCCATTTGTTTCCGTCAGTTGCAGTTGCACCAGTTGCACCCGTTGGTCCAGTGCCCGAATATCCAGATCCAACGATGATTGGTGTTCCAGATATTGTCTCAAGACGGCCATCAGCCGTATGAAAAATCATGTAGCTGCTAGACAAAAGCGCTGCTGTGTCGCGTGTCATGTGGATAACACCCTGCTCTCCACAAGGAGATGTTGACCCAATCTTAAAGTCAAGAAGTGCAATTGCCCTAGCCGCGTTAAGTGCTGTTCCACTGTTTAGAATAGTTGCTGTAGCAGCTGACAGTGCAAGGTTGTCGTGCGACTCTCCCTCACGGACTGCGCCGTCCCAGAGTTCTTGCTCTACTGCTTTTTGCGTAACGCCCTTGATTTGTCGCGAAATTCTTTCAAAGCGATCAAGTGCTGTGTAGCCAAATGTTGAAATCTGTTCTTCTACTTCAATAAAAAATGGCTTGATTTGTGTAAATCGTGTTGGGGTTGCGTCTGACGCAATGGACGCTGACGTTGTATCTGTGTCGTCCCAATTCTTAGCTGAGTAAAGACTTGTATCCCACTCTTGTGCGAATGTGCGGATCCATCGGTCCTCGTCAGATAGCGTAGTCCGTGCAGGCTTAGCCACCGAAAACAGACCACAGTCTGCTGGCTCAATTGCAGGTGCGACTACAACTCCATCTTTTGGAAATGCCATTTTTGTTCCTAACTTAAGTTCCGCGTTATATGTTTCTTACTTGTATTGGGGGCACCCATTTCTGGGTACCCCCTCTACGAGTTTTTGCTTTAGCTTCGGTTTAGTACTCGATAGCTGCTGCGGTTGCACCACCTGTGGTGTCACGGAGGGCTGCTGCCACACCGTTTACCGAGATGGTTGAGGTTACAACGAGTGACTCAACGCCAATCTTTGCAATGCCTTCGAATGTTTCTACGAACATCTTGTAGTCGTTGGTTCCAACGAGTGAAGAGTCGCGGATAATTCCGAGGTCCAAGGTGCCACCATCAAGGAACAAGAATGTTCCTTCTGCGAAGATGTACCATGTGAATGTGTCTGAGAACTCGTTGAGTGCTGCGGAGCCAGACTGCGCGCCGTAAACATTCAAGTCGTGTGAGTAAGTGATGTCAACACCGCGTGCTGCGAGGTATCCATCAATTTCTCCAGTTGCATTCATTGTTGCATCACCAGGCATTGCCAATGTGAGGTCGGCAACCATTGCGTCCTTGATCCAAGCTGGAGCGATTACTCGCAACTTCTGATCTGGGGACAAACGGTGACGGCTACGCATTGCAACTGCTGCGCGTCCAACCTGGACGAGGAAGTCACGAGCAACGCCGATGAGGCTTGTTGTCGTAACAGCTGTCGAGCCAGATGTCAACTTGCCAGCGAGGTACTGCTCTGCTTCACGTGCGTGCTGGATAAGAGCAAGTTCGTTGTGACGAGCAATCAACTCTGGATACGCACGTGTCATCAAGTTACCAAATTGCAGTTGCAAAGTAACAGCGTCGGTAGCGACGGTTGTTTCACTTGCTGCTGTAATGGTGAGGCTTGACTTAACGTCTGTGCCAGGGCTTGTGTCTGTTACGTTTGTCCAAACGCCAACTGCGTTGCCGTAATCAGCAAGCACTGGTGGGACGATGTAACGGATACCACCACGGTCTGCTGCAAAGCGTGGAAGCGAGTCGCGGATCGGACGGTCTGTTGTTCCTAGACCGAAGATGTCATACTTGACTTCAAACGGTGCGGAGTGACCACCCGAAGCTACGAGTGCTTCTGGCGATGCAACGGCCTTGATTTTGGCAACGTTGCTGTCGGTGTCCTGTGTAAGAACACGGGACTCTGGGTACTTGGTTGTGATTGAAGCAACGATGTGCTGTTCGCCGTCGCCACCCTTAACACGGCGAAGACCGTGCAAGCGTGAAGCCATAGCTTCTGCAATTTCGTTTGCATCTTTCATTTGTGCACCGGCCGTGTAGCCAGGGATGTCTGCGCCAGCAGTGATTGCTACTGGTGCTGTTTCCTTCTGACTTGGTTGACGGTCGGCTGGAGCTTGGAATTCTACTTCCAAGTTCGTGTTGTCTGCCGCGGCAGTCATGGTTGCCTCCTGGGCTTCCTGCTCTTGTGGAGCATTGATAATTTCTGTTGATGTGCTTGCTTCAGCTTCAACTGGTGCTTCAATAACTGCTTCAGCTACAACTTCTTCCACTACTGCGGCTTCTGTTGTTGCTTCTGGAGCTACTGTTGCTTCAGCTGTTGCTGTTTCTTCTGTGGTTGAAAGTTCAGAACCTTCTACTGCTTCAGCGGATGCTTCCATTGGCATTTCCTTCTTCTCCTCTTCAGGAGCTTCAGGTGCTTCTTCCATTGGCATTTCTGCATCTGGCGCCGGCATTTCCTCTGGCATTTCTTCCATGTCACCTTCGGCTTCACCCTTAACACGCATTGTAGCTTCAGCCGCGCGTGTGGCGAGCTCTTGTGCAAGAGCTTCGCGACGCTTGGATTCACCACGAACTGTGTCAAGCATGTCCGCAAGTTGCGTCATGGCATCTACTGTTTCTGTAGTTGGATCTTGACCCTCAACCGTTTCAAACTCGGTAACGATTTCAGCTTGAAGAGCGACGATTTGATCGTCTGTCAAGTCTCCAATCGTGTCGAGTTGTTGTTTGATACGGTCCACTGTCCCTCCTCCGGGATCAGTCACGATAGACCCACTTTAGGTCTATCTGGGGCTTCTGTCCATGGAGAGGGACTCTGACACGATGTGCAGAGGCACTCACCTATGGAATACATTAACATGATTATAAATGTCTTATGTCAGTAGTCTTAGAAGCTTGCTCATCTCAGATGATACCTCACCTTGAGAGTAAACATCACTTCCAGACTTGTAGCTACGAAGCGACTTTGTCGCCTCGTCTGCGTCTTCTTTTCCGATCTTTGCCTCAACCTTAGTAATCATGTCATCAATAAGATCCCTGAGTACTGGCGGTAGATCGCTAAAGCGAACTTTATCTGTTTGTTTTCCGAAAGGCAGCGGAAGGTTGGAAATCACTGTTCCCAATAGTTTCGCGGCTTCGCGGACGTTTTCAAGCGATGTAGCATCTAAAGCACCGCTGTCTAACCGCGCGATTAGGTCAAGTAAACCTGCGGCGCCGGCAGCGGCGGCGTCGTAGTTTCCAGCATTTACAAGCGCATCTGTTTCTTCAATCTTGTCCATTACGCCTTGAAGACCGCTTTGTCCAAGATTCTGTTTCAACCTTGCAAGTACATCGCGGAACTTTCCTTTGGTATCTCGCGGTTGGTTTACGCCAGAAATGTATTTGTTTCCTCGTGTGGAAACTGCTTCTGGATTTGCCTTAACTTCACTCGCTTCTGTCGGTTCCATCGGTGAGGCCGCTAAAAGCCCCTCCTTGGCCGAGGCCACACGGGCGCGAAGCTCTTCAATTTTCTGAGCGTTGTCAGCCTTGGTGCTTTCCGCGGTTGACTTTGCAGCCGCTACTCGAGCTTGAATGTCTGTAACAACTTCATCGTCAATAAGACCTGCAGTTTTCCACTGCTCTGGGACCAATTCTGACTTTCCAAGCCCACGTGCTTTTTTGATGATGTGGCGACGAACTGCTGCTCGCTTGCCAGGCTTTGAACGACCATACGCTTGAATTGCGTTTTTAAGATCTTCAGTGTTGCGAATTGGATATGAACCATCTGGAAGAGCTTTGCCTTCCTGAGCAAGACGCTCGCGCATCGCCTTTGACATATATCCAAAGGTGTCATAGTCAAACGATGAACGAAGTCTGTTTGAGAGCTCTTCAGCTTTTGCTGCAAGCTCTGGATTTGCTGCTTGACGCTTTTCAAGGCGATCAATACGCGCTGCAAGTTCTTGCATTGGGTCTTCTTTTATCTGAGCAAGTGAAGCAGCACCTGCCGCGACAAGCGCGTAGATCTGACCAGATGCAACACGTGCTCGAGCAATTGGGAATCCTGGCACGTTTACTTGGCAAACTGCAACAAGTTCAAGCGAGCCATTGATTGGTCGCCAGTCGCCCGACGGAGCAGATGCGCGGAGGGCACGGATCTGTTCTGGTGACGCACTTGGACGAAGCGCGCCTGCAACCCAGATACCAAACTGATCTTCACCAGCGTGAACGTCCGCGATAGCAGAACCAGTGTCGTCGTAGTGACGAGCAGCTTCAAGCGCACTTGCCTCAAGCGACGCGTGTCCACCTGCAAGTGTCAACTGACCGACTGTGTAGTCTTTGCCATCGTCAGCGCGAACAACACCAGTGTGGAAGTACGCATAGCCTGTGCGACTCTTTGGTGCACGTGTTCCAGACCGCATACCAATGTGGTCGGTCTTCCACGAAGCGACGTGGCCAAATACACGGCCATCATCATCAACTGTCAGTGGCGTAGGGCCAGACAATTCTGGGTTTGCAAACCATTGAGCAGGTGGAACTGTTGGGATCGCGCCTGCGATCATTCCACAAGCCAGAAGCGCTGCCGCCTCGATTGATGCAACGCCGTCGCCGTCTTCAATATAGACGCCGTCTGGTAGATTTTCCATTGGTTCCTCCTGCATATCTTCAGTTTGTACAGTATCCTCCAAATAGATCTTGCATTCTTCAAATGCAGGCTTTGGAACGATTGTTACTGCCATTACTCGTGATTTTGTAATTGTGATCTTATCTCCGCCAATTTTCTTGGCTTTCATTTCATCTGTGTCGTCGCCTGCCTCGTCTTTAGCATCTTCGCTCGCCTCAAACTTGTCAAGGTCTGCTGAAACGCCTCGGATAAATCCATCGCGAACCATACGTTCTGCTTCTTTACCATACGCGCTGGTGTCAAAAACGCCATGTGCGTTTCCGATTCCTCCATCAACTCTTTCCATATGGTCAATGCGACCAACAACTACTGAGCCAGAGTGGCCGTCAGCTGTCTTGATTTGCCAAAGTAGCGGAAGAGGTAACTCACGGACTGTGATTGCACCTTTCTTAAACTTTCGGCCGTCGCCAGACTCTGTTTCTTCTGGAATAACCAAAGGAATTCTAAACTTTGCGCCGTAGCTAGGCGTGTCAATTGATGCCATAAGAACTCTATCCTTTGCCTCTTGCATTCCAGCCTGTGCAAACAGCATCTCAAAGATCTCTTGTTCATCTCTAATTGCGTCGCCACTTCCAATGATGTTCTTGTTTTTCTTCCCGACGTTGTACTTGCTGCCTGGCCACACACCAGTCATTTCTTTATGACGAAGTGAGCAGTATCCTTTTGCTCGAGGACCCATATACTTCATCAACTGACGATAGCAACGTGTCCAGTCGCCAGGTGTATTCCAACGAATCTTTAGTCCACCTCTGCCAATAGTCCAGTAGCGACGAAGCTTCTCAGCGTTCCCTCTGTTGCGGTCGAGTCCACCCTCAACGCCAACTGCAACAAGCGCACTGTCAGAATTTGCAGAAAAATCTTCAACAGCTTCTTCAACAGAGTTGTATTTCTTTGTTTTCTTCTTTGGAGCTATTGGATAGACCTCGTACACTGGCTCTGCCAATGTAAGTTCTTTTTTGCTGATGCTAACAACGCCATCTGGAATGAGTGCAAATCGGCAGTAGCCACCAGGCTCAACTTCGGCTGCAATAATCTTGCACGATGAGCCGCCTTCATACAAAATGCAATTTGCGCAAGTGACTCCGATATCTTTGATTTCATTTTCAGCAGCCGACTCGTAACCAGCCCATACTCCTGTATCATCGCTGTTGAATTTTCCGTACTTCTGTGTGATCTCAATTAGAGCGTCAGCAAGATCACGTTCTTCTGGAACAATAATTCCAGCGGCAGTGATAGCGTAATGCGCTGATGCTGTCGTTGTTCCATCAACTTGAGATAACACATCCAAGAAATCGTCGCCATGCAGCGGGACAACTGGAGGTGGAGTAGGCGAAGTTAGATCATTCAATATTTTTTGATCTGGAACCCACTTTTTATCAACGCGCTTGAAAATAGAAGGCTGTGTTGAATTTGTACCAGCAGGGACAAGTGAGATTAGATCAAAGACAGCTGCAGGATCGTCTGGCGAAACAATTGCCATGTACATTGGCTGAACGTCTGAAGTATCTGGAGTAAGTGGCTCACCTACACCTTTATCCTTCATTCCAGCTTCTTCAACAACCTCTTTGATTGATTTTTTTGGCTCAACAGAAGCCATAAAGCTTTTTGGGTTGTAGTACAAGTTGTAAATTGGATTTTTCTTAAAGACATCTTTAAACAGCGGGTGTTGGCGAAGATCGCCTTTGAGTTCTTTTGTTCCAGATATTTTTTCGCGCTCGCGCATGTACGAGTCAGCGTAGTTACGGACGCCAGCGCGTATTTCATCGTCTGTTTTTGGCTTTGGTGGAGTGTACATTTCAGCCATACCAGCATCGCGCTGGTCTTTTACCCAAGCTGGGTAGTTGTACATAACCTGTTGAAGTTGATCAGAAGTTAGCGCTGGTAGTGTTCCAGGAATACGAGCGTTTGGCGTTGTCATTGGGGTTCTTGGCATTGCAAGAATTCCAGACGTGTCAAGCGGCATTCCTTCTTGCGGAGCCGATGTAACACTTGGTTGATTTACGTCTTCAACAGCCTGTGTTTGATTGCCAGGCACGCGGATAGACTCACCAGAGTCCATCTTGACTACAACACTTTGTGTTGCGCGATCAATTGACGTGATACTTCCTTGCTTTGAAATATCGCCACCAACTGCAACTCGTGAGCCAGCCTGCGAAAACTTTCCGCTCCTATCGCGAACTTGTTTTTGCGCGTTTGCTGATCGCTCTTTCGGCGTGTACACACCGTCGCCTTGGTCTACAGCACCAGCAGATGCATCGCTGGCTGCCGTGACTGCCATGTCTGGAATTGTCCAGTCAATTTCATCAAGCGCGAGTGAGACAATTTCGGCTTCGTCTGGGTGCAAATCGTAGACACCAATGGCGCCATGCGGATTCTCTTGAAAGTACGCAGAAAGAATTAGCGCGGACTCTGGATCAATTGGGATATGAACCTTCTCAACCCTGTCGTACGGATCGTCTAATGACTTATCGTATGTTGAAATGTCACTGTCAACGTGGCCAAGGTCGTCCCATCCAGCCTCGTCCCATACGTGTACATTTCCACTAAGATCAACCATGTACAGACGGTCAATCGCACCGTGGTCCATGCGAACACGCGCAACGAACTCTGGAGCTTCTGAGTCATTTAGTTCTTGCGCAAGTTTGAATGCACCAAGGTCAGCGAGGTAGTCTTGTTTGATTTCATAGTCGCTGTAGTCATCGTCAGAAACGTACCCATCTGCGCGCATTCCTTTTTTGTTTTCGCGCTCGACAATCTGCTGTGCCCAGCGCCATGCAGCATCGCCGCCCCAAAGAGCCCACGCGATACGACCGGCCGACGGAAAACCATCTTCGCCTGGCTTGTAGCCTTTCCCCCGTTTGTCAACTTCGTGGCGTGGAAAGTACTTTGCAATGTGACGAACTTTTTTGATACCAATCTGTCCGCCGTTTGCAAGAATCCGTGCGCTGTTTACGCCAACAGGCGTTCCACCACGTTTATGCTCTTTGCGCCACTCAAGACCGCGCTTGGCCTCTTCTTGTGCTGCCTTGGGGATCGTGTACATTCTTCCAGAAGCGGTGATTGTACTAATGCTTAGGTCTGCGAGTGCTCCAGACGCAAGTTCTGAAACTACAGCAGGTGCTTCTGTTGTTGGCGTTTCCCATGGTTGGATGTGCGACAACGCACTAAAGTGGCCGACTTCATCAACCATATTTGTTGTTGAGTCAACAACAACGGCCATATTGCCATCAGTAAAGAGGAAGTAGCTTCCACGAACGCCAGAGAAATTGATCATTGATTAGACACCTCTGTTAGATTGTACTTTATCTTTTACAGGGCCACCAGCGACCCAGGCGTCACATGTCCGCGAAGCAGCGCATTTAAAGTCAAAAGCTTCGCAATATCCAAGCTCTGCAACATCAATTGCGTCCCAAGCATTTTGCTCACCTGAACCGCCTTGTTCAAGGCCAGCAGCGATACAACGCCGCATTTCATTGGTAATTATGAATACCGCGCAGTTTCCACAGAGACTCTGCGTCGCCTCATCAACTGGAACGGACCACATATCAGCCTTCTCTTGCCAGAACTCGTCGTTTGGAAGTGCTGGATTTAGAGGCCCATAACCTGCGGAATCAATTGCTTTTTGTCTGTTCTTTAGATTCAAAGAAATGTCACTAGTTGCTGGTGGGCATTCTTTTGGAGGCGGCACTGCCGCGGCGGCTGCGATGGCAGTTGCGGTGTTTTCGCTTAGCTCATACGGAACTTTAGCGCCTGTAGCTGCGATTGCGTCATAATAGCGAATGAAATCAACGCCAACTTGGTAGTCGTAGAGATCCTGGTCTTCAACATCTTTAAAAAACATGCCATTTAGCGGAACCCAATTGCCATTGTCTCGCACTAAAGTTCTCTTCTTCTCGTCACTTGCGAAGATTAGATAGCCGACGTACTCCTCACGATCAACCATTGCGTAGAGCTCGTCGTTTTCTCCAAGCTCAGTCGGCCAAATACCAATGTTTATTTCATTTTTTGCCATAGTCCCTACGCTCGTTCCTGCGCCAGCTTCTTATCAGAAGGCCGTGGTGCTCTAATCATATACTGTGTTCCGTTACTTGAGAACTTCATCTCGTTTGTTTCTGGATCTACTACAAGTGAAGTACCTTTGTCGAGTAAGTACTGTCCAACTCCTTCTCGATCTGTTTCAACCATGACGTATGTCTGAACTACGTTCATATTCTCATCAACAGTTGGTTCAACACCGACATAGTAGACAGGACGAATGACGCCTTCAGTGTCTCCATCAATGGTCTCAATTACTGCCTTGCCCATGTCATCTAGGCTAATGTAGTTTTTGTAGACCATGAATTCATCGTAATCTACCTTGCTCAATTTTCGTGAATCCTTTCTCTTATTTCCAGCTGAAATTAGAGGTTTATCTGGACTAAGGGAGAGAATCTTATTCCTAATCATAAGTAGATTTTCTGAAATTACACTGCGAAGTGACCGGCCGTTACTGTCAACAACGTCTCCGATGTCCGACATGAATAGGCTAAATAGCCTACTAAATTGGCCAGAATACATAGCAACCTTTTCATCGTTATCTTTGCCTGCTCTTGTTGCTTTTAGAATAGATTCAATGTATTTAGTGTACGACTCAAATGTATTTTGCGACTTATTATTCACTGGAAGGCCAGCTTCTTTTTGGCCAGCAACAGTTATCGCCGTACCACTAAACGAAAGCCATTCTGGATCCATTTCTTCATATTCATTGTAGTCTTTGACTGACACTCTTCCACTGAAAGGAAGAATGGAGTGAACTTTGCTATCGTCTGTGATAACGCCAAGCACGTCGTTAGTCCAGTCAGAATCCATGAATGAGACAGTAGCGCCTCCGCTGCTCTGCGCAAGTATCTCTGGCTCAAGTGCGTACATCGCTCCGTTTGGATGTAACACGTAAAGACGAGGCAAAGTCAGGCCGTTGTTCAACGCTACGTCAGATCGGTCAGACTTCTTCACTGTCCCAGCAGCGTCCCAGCCAGCCGCAATAACTTTTGAATCTTTTGGAAGGTAACCGTACGTGTGTGCCGCGCCTGACATCAGCAAGAGTGCTTGTACTTCGCCAAGAGTCAGCGCGTTGACATTGCCTCCTACAGACTCGACTGCAGAAGTAACTTCTGGTTCAACACTTTTTGTATTCTTTGTCTGGCCTTTTTCCTTAAGTGCACCAGAGTTGACAATGACGTCTGCAATTGGAGTTCCATTTATTTCAGATATTCCCATGTCATCGAGCATTTCCATAACTCGACCATAAAACTGTGGTGGAAGTTCAACTATGTTTCCAGGAGCAATTACATCAATACCGTGCTTGAGCATTGTTTCGTATCCACCAGGCGCTGAGTTGCTAATTGAGTTTGCTCCGATGATTCTCTGACCGTACTTATCGTTTCTATTGGCATAGAGGTCAGTTCTTGAATACACATTCTTAGGATCTATCCATATTTTTACATCGTTGTCGTACTTGATTAGAGAGTGGCCTTCGTTGAATTTATAACCGTGCGGGCTGAGATAGATGTAATCTGCTCCGCCTGTGGCCATGTCCTGATTTTCTGACATTCCAGAGTATGGCAGTCCTTCATTAAACCTATTTACAGTTGAAATAAGTCCTTTAGTAACTAGGTTAACAACTGTCTTAGCTACTTCATCAATTATTGGTTTTTCTGGGCCAGAGAAAGGATTACCAAAGTAGCTTCCAGCCGGCTTTACAAATCCTGAGCCTTCACTACCGTACTTAGTATTTACTTTTTTAATGATGTGGTGAATTGACACCATGTGCATAAACACTTCTGTGCCTGTCTCGCTGGCAATTTGTTCTGCAACACCTTCTGGAAGTACGTAGTTGATACGTCCGTGTTTCCCAGGTACAAGATTGACATTATCTACTGTAACTCCGTAGTCTTCTTTGATTTTCTGGAGCATTGAAGCGCGTAACGCCTGCGAACTAACATTGTTAGCAGGATCGTTTTCGTTAGAAAATAGCGATAACAACTTGTTTTCAATGACAATGTCAATGTCATCTGACGAAGCGCTAGTGACGTCATTTACTCCTGCTGTCTTCATTGCTTCAGAAATGTCGTCTAATGTTGCATCAATTGGAAGATCTATCACGACTTGACCGTGGAATGCAGCAGGGGCGTCGTCGTACGTGCTGTTGGCTATTTGAGCGGTGCCTTTTATCTTTTGCGCAGAAGTTATTGTAATGCTTGCTTTTGCATTGTTGTCCTCCGCGTCATACACCCACTCTGTGCCTCGACCAAATCCTCGGCCTTCTTCGTCTACTACAATGTCTCCAGTGTCAGTGAGCTGCGTGCGCTTTAGCAATGGAGTTGCCTCTGACCATTTGCCGGCGTCACTAGTTTTGAGTGCCTTAGCATCTTGCAGTTTTGTTTCTTGTGCAAGCATTGCCCACGGCGTAAGCTTAAATCGTAGTCTAAGTTTTCTCTCGCCGTCTGGGGTAATGATTGTTGACGCGTGAACATCAAGATCTTCAATGTCAGTGCTGTCAACAAGCGCGGACTTTCCAAGAAGTCCGTCATCTTCTCTCTTTGCAACGGCGTACTCAACAATCTCTGAAAGAGACGGAACTCCATCAACGTAACTTCTAGTAAGCGGGAATTTTTCTGGCGATTTTTCAACTTTAGGACGGCCTGATGGGCTAATTCCAGATTTTTCAAGCCTTTCTTGTTTTCCTTTATTAAATCCATCAACAAATACATCTGCTGACCTTGAAGAATAAAATTGTATTGCATCAAACAGTTGTCTAGCTGTCTCGTCAATAAACTTTTTGTCACGTTCGGCCATGTCTGAACGCCAGTCTTCCGATGCGGACCTCTGAAGAATTCCACGGTAGCTCGCTATTAGCTGCCTAACACGGTCAAATGCCGTGTAATCTAGGTCGTCAAACCGTCGCATATCGCCTTCAAAATCTCGAAGCATCTCGTATTCTTCTGATTCTTTTTTATTATTAAGTTCATAAAAGGCTAACGTGTTTGTAAGCGCGCTCTTTGCTGACTCAAACATAGCGCCTGCCTGACGTGTTTCGTCATCGTCTGGGCTTGAGTTGTCTTCAAGACTCTTTGCAAATAGATCAAACGCGGGATCAAAACCTCTAAGAGCTTCGTCCATGTTTGCGTACATGTCTTTAGCTTCTACCTCGACGCTGCTTTCAGTAATTGTTTTGATTTGCTTAACGACAGAATCAATGTTCTTTTGATGCTGCTCTTGTCCGCCGCCGTACCCTGTAACAGTTCCAGGCATGCTTTCGTTTACCTGCTCAAAAAGATACTCAAGATTGCCCTGACCTTCACTGTCAACTTCTACGAGATCTTTTCTCTTGAGAGCATCTGGGAATTGGCCATTTAACCATTCTGCGACTGCGCGTAGTTCTGGAGAATTATGATACTCGCTAATAGCTTGTTCAGTAAGTCCCTTGTTGAACCAGCCATTGACTGGCGATATTCCAAAAATTGGATACCACTTTCCTGCGTCAACATTCTTTTTTCCGCCGGCGCCTGTGCTCATGTAGAACGGAACTTTTACTCCGTTGATGCCTATCATGACGATTGGACGGCCGGCATACTTAAACATGTATGAAGACTGAACATTGCCTTTTTCATCAACTGGAACAACTGTCTGTGCAGCAGTAACAACTATTCCTGGAATTACTCTTGGCAATTCTGAACTAATGTTAGTCAGTGTCCAAGTTTCATTTGATCCCTGCTCTTTATTTTCTGCAGGAACTACCTCTGGTTTAGATGTAATGTCTGGTTCTATATTTGGAATTCCAAGTTCTAACAGATTCATCGGCTTTGGATCTTGGCCTACGATTTCAACAAAAGTTACTGGAACATTTCCAAGATACTCATGTTTTTCGTTTCCTTTTCCGACAACACGGAATTTAGTTCCTCTTTGAAGAACAAACTCGAGCTCGTCTTTTTCGTCTTTAGCAGCGTCAATGTAAATGCCACGTGTGCCTGCTGGAGCAACCATCTTTAGCAAACCTTTATTTTCATCAGCAATATTTAGTATAAACATTGCCTTGTCTTTATCAAGACTTGTTGAAGAGAATCCTTCATTTACGAATTCATCACCTACATTAAGCTCGTTGATCGCTCTTCCAACTCCACCATAGCCTTTTACGGCCCTGTATAGAAGCGTATCTTCGCTAAGAGGATCAACTTTGTTAATCGCATCTGTAATATCGGTGATAATTCCTACGTACTCTGCAAGTTGGAATTCATCTTCAAATCCGTCAGCGGCCCGCTCTTGATCCTTAGGGTCAGGTGACACCATCTGAGAAGCTGTGATGTTTACGCTTGCCGACTCGTCTTGGTACACATCAATGGCACCGAGGAATCCTTTTGCAGGTTCGCCTTGACTCTTATATTCTTCTACAAGACGTTTGTGCGTTGATAGCTTTTTCTGACTCTTTTCAGCGCTTCTTATTGCGGCTTCTTTTTTGGCGTCAGCTTCCTCATCGTCAGCGTTGTCATTTTGCTTTTCTTCTACTTCAGAAAAGATTACAGCGGCAGAGTCTTGAAACGCGCTATGAAGTTTTCCATCGCTGCCCATCTTCATAATTTCGTCAGCAGTAAACCAGCCAACTTCAGAGTTCTCTCCATCTTTAGGAGACAGGTCCCCAAGTTCTCCTGGCCCTACTTCAAACACAACTGTCTCGTACGACCAATCTGGCGATGGTTTACCACTATGAATAAAGACTGGGCTAAGTCCGCTAATGTCACCGCCGACTTCTTCCATAAATTCTTCTTTGGCAGTTGCAGTTGGAGTGTCTGCCATTTTCTTATTTGTATGCGCTCCGCCTGGGAACCCCCACTTGCCTCCGCCACTTGAAAGATTGCTCGAGCGCTTAGCGAGGAAGTACTCGTAGTTTCCATCTTTATTCTTGCGGCGGACAAGCGCGCCTTCTGCACCAAACCTACCCCAGTACCGCTTTCCATCTGATGCAAAGTAGTAACCTTCACCAGTTTCTTGATCGTTTCCACCGCCAAGAGGCGCGAAGAATGGAAGGTTTGGAGGAGTTAAAGTCCCGTTGCGCAGAAGTTGAACGTCTGAGCTAGAGATGTTTTCTGCATAGTAGACGCCGTCATCTCCCTTACTAATGGTGTAATCATTCCATTTGCTTGTTGGAGCTTCAGAAACTGGAGCCCCTGACGGGGCATCAGCTTTTGGGAGGTCGCCGCCAGACTGTTCGCCACCTTCAGGATAGATAGGAGTCCAAACTTCAAGTGTTGGAACATCAAATGTTGGGAATCCTTTTTGTTCACGAATTGCATTGATCTGGTTGATCAGTCGTGCATTGCGCTCTTTTGAAGCAAGAACAAGAGCTCGAAGTGGAGCTTCGTATTTTGTTCCCTTAAATGCTTCAGCAAGCCAGGTTGCATGACCAAATGCTATAGGCGTTGTTCCCTTGATGATGTCTGGAATTGTAATCCATCGCGCTCCAGTAGCATCATCTCCTGCTGCAAGAGGAGTGTCCCTTGGAACTTCGTAAGCAACTGCGCCGACGTAGGCTCCCTTGTACGCTCGTGGATCCCAGTCGTTTGCGTCAACCTCGCCGAGGAACGTGCGACTGGTGGCTTGGTCGGACGAGATCCCAACTTCTTCCATCATCTCACGATCTGCTGCTGCTCCAAACGACTCACCTGCGTCTCTAAATCCACCAGGGAGCGCGTGCGCTCCCTTGAATGGACCGTGCAAGCGAGAGATCATTAACACCATTGGAGTTCCGTTATCGTCGCTTGTGATGATCACCGCGTCAGAGGCAACGATCTTGCTTTCTTTTGACAGTGAGAACTCATTAGTTGCGTCATCAATATCTTGATCGTCGTAGCTATCGTCAAAGTATGAGCTGATGTTTGCTTTTGTTTTCTTTGATTCACGTACGAGGTCAGCGCTAGGCTTCATCAATGCGAGGCCTGCTGGCATTGGAGGCACAGGTTCTCCGTTTAGCTCTGCCTGACGTGCTGCTGCTTCGTAGTCACGAGCTGCCTTGAGCTTTGCCCAGTCTTTCTTCTGCTTATCTACGATGTCCTGTGGAAGCTTCTTAGACGCTGGAGTTGTTGGAAGATCAATCCATGGATCTGTATCGTCTTCTGGATTAAGAACCGTAAGTGTGCTTGGGTTCATTGACTTACGTGCGACACCTGGGCCCCAGTTGCCTTTCTTAACACTGGCAGGGTCACGTGGGTCAATGTCGTAGCGAATATAAACATTGATCCAATCTTTTTCGTTGTAGCCCTCAACGGTTCCAGAGTAGCCCCACTTATCGCGAACGCGCATTCCAGGAGTGATGAATGTCTTTCCATCACGTGAGTATCCAACAGGACGTCCACTTGGATCAACTGCATCGAGTGGTGGCAGGCTCTTTCCTGTTGGGCGCCAGTAGTACTGGCCAGTAAGAACTTCAACGATACCCTCAAGCATGTCGCGGAAGAAGTTGTTGTCAATTGATGTTGCGCTGTCGGCAGGCTTGTGCGGGAACTTGTCAAGAATTGCATTGAGTTGGGCAAGTGCCTCTTGTTCTGACATTGTTCCTTCGCCAAGTGCTTTGCGAATTTCAGCAACCTGAGCTGCTGCTTCACGAACGCGCTTGCGGTCCGATGCCATCAGTGACGTGTCTTCACCTGTGACAAGTTCAACTGCTTCGTCAAACTCATCAAACTTCTGCTGCAGGTCAGCTGCCTTGTTGGCATCGCTTCTGAACGCTTTATTCTTTTCCTCTGCCGACTGCTGTGCTGTCTTTGGAGCATCTGCATCTGGAAGAACATCGTCTGGAGCCTCTGCAACTCCAGTCGGCATTGCGCCTTGTGGAGCAGCGACGTCATCTGGACGCCACTCTGGATCAAGAGCTTTTGCTGGCGCGGCTTCTGGCGCAGTTGGTTCTGCAGCCTTAGGCGCTGTCTTGCTGATGCGGATCGCATCGGCTGCATCAGCTGCCTGAAGCATAAGACTCTGTAGATCTCCTGCGCCTACTTCTGAATAAGGCTCGAGGAACTCTGCTGCCTCTCGGAACTTCTCCTCGGTGTCAACATACAGTTCACCGCTATAGGCGTACAGCGCGTCTTTAACTGCCTCGCGGAACTTCTTGATGTTCTTCTCATCCTTTGCGCTGCGATCAGCGTAGTCATCAAGAATGTCTTCAGCATCACTGACAGCCTGTTTTACAGACTTAATAATCTGCTCGTTGTTGTCGCCACCTTCTGCTGGTGTTGGTGTTGGTGCTGGTGGCTCTTCAACTCCACCGCCGCCTTCGCCTTCGGTAGTTGGCTCAGGTGTTGGCGCAGAAACTTCTTCTTCTTCTGCTGCTGGAACTTCAGGCTTAACAAAACTGTCAATCCAGTTGAGTGGCCCAAGATCAACCATCTTCTTTGCACGTGTTACTGCAACATATGCGATCTTAAGTTCAGTTGGTTCAGGCATAATGACTTCGCCAGTTACTTTGTCAACTCGAGGGCCCCAGAAGTCGTTCCACATAGTGGCGTAATCCCATTCAAGGCCTTTAGCTTGGTGAACTGTCGTGATCATGACGTCAATAGCGCCGCTATCTACTTCAGTAGGTTCAGCTTTCTTAAGCCCAAGCGCCGTGCTGAGATCGTTAAGCAAATCAAATGTGTCTGCCTCACTCGTAAACGGTGCGTCCCAAGTCTTAGTAACTCCGTTATACTTAAAGCGCTTTGTTTCTTTGATTGCATCTTTATTTCCGTACGTGTTTCCAGAGAGCGAGACATACGAACCTGAGACAGCGTACGTGATTCCTTTGCCAAGTTCACCAGTTGCACCAGGCGCTGTATCGCCAACATCTGCCTGCGTGTCGTCTTCTGACATATCGCGGATTTCGCCAGAGCCCTTGACAAGCTTTAGCTTGTCAATCATTTCACGAATTGCAGGAATTCCTTCAGCGTCAACCATGTCTGCAAAGATTTGAAGCTTTTTGCTGTCAATCAGTTCATCTGCAATTGCTTTTTGAACTTCAGACCATGACTTAAATGGAGCAAGATCCTCATGAAGTTGGCTTGGTTTATTTTGTCCAGTGATCAGATACTCTGCTGTATCTGTAAGACTTACGAGATCTCCTCTGTAATTCTTTGTCACACCAACTACTCGGCCTCGGCCAAGTTGATCGGCAATTGCTGCAAATCCTCCACCATTGGTACGGACGAGAATTGCATTTGTAGTGTCGAGCATCGAGCCAGTAGGCACAACCGTGCCTGGATCTGATCCAGCACCGATAACTCGAAGATCAGTGCCAAGGAGTTGCAGCCACTTGTTTGCTTCTTTTGCGATGTTCTCGCCGAAGCGGAACGACTTGGTCAAAGGCAAACGCTGTACTGCTCTGTCAACTTTTTCTAGTTGGTTTTCTCCACCGCGGAATGCGTAGATCGCTTGGTTGTTGTCTCCAACGTACACAACCTGAAGTGGTTGCTCGCCGATGACTTTTCCAGATACTGGGTTGATGTCCTGAGCTTCGTCAAAGAATATGAAGTTGTTTGCGAACTTTGTTCCAGAGCCAATCTTAGAAAGGTCTGGCTTTGAAAGTGCCCACATCTTTGTAACAACTGTGTTGTTGATCTTTGCATTGCCATTTGGATCTTGGTAGTCGCTCCAAATGTTATTGGCGGTGGCCATCATCCAATTTGGAACGTCACCACTCCATCCAGCTGCGATGAAGTGTTGCTCGCCAATCTCATCGTCGGCACTGATCATAAACTTGTTGACAACTTCTTTGAAGAACTTAGTTGCCTCAAAGAGCGAGACTGTCTCGTCGTTGTTGCCTTGGAACTCAGTGATGCCAAACGCCTCGGCAAATTTCTTGTAATACGCGAGTGGGTTTGACTTCTTCAGGCGCTGCATCTTTTTCTTGACTTCATCAGAAGCCCAGCGGTACGCAATTGCGTCGTTTGTGACGACTTCAATGTTTGTCAGACCAGCTTCAGCAAACTTTCGCTCTGCTTCGAGCTGTGCGCTCTTATTAAATGCAATGTATACACCACGTTCTGTTGGACGCTCTTTCTTTTTGCGCTTTCCAGCTATCAAAAGAGTTGATGTCTTGCCAGTTCCAGCAAGCGCCTCAACAACAACGTCATTGCCAGAAAGAATTGCGTCAAGAATTGCACGCTGTTCTTCTGTTGGCATAAACGGCTCGTCCTTGTACGGATCGTTCGTGTCAACGCCGTCGTACTTAGGATTATCAATTTCTTGAGTATCGGCCATTGATGTTGGCTTAGAGGTACTTCCACCTTCAACGCCTTCTGGATCAATCTCACCGATTGGCAGTGGTGTTGCCTCACGGACCATCTTTTCAACATCAGGTACAGAGCAAGGTCCGTTTGCAGGTCCAACGGCTGCTGTCAGTCCAGAACCACCACAGTTCCAAGCGGCGGCAATTGCTTTAGCAGCAACATATTCAGCGAGGTCTGCTTCGTACTTGGCGTACTCATTTTCGTAGTCAGCAAGTTCTTTTTGTTTAGCCTCAAACGCGCCATCAACATTAAGAAGTGTTGTTGGTGTCGTATCTGGATTTTCAATTGCGCGGTCGAGCATTGCATCGGTGATTTCCCACGACGCTTCAGCGTCTGCGTCCGCACGGTGCCAGTCTGGTAGTTGGACTTGAAGGAAGTCGGCAATTGGTCCAAGACTATTTGATGCACGGCGCTTGCCATCTTTTTCACTTACCTGGCTTGCTCCAAACTTTGTCTTTGAGTTCCACTTAGGCAACGTGCCTTGGGCAAGATCTTTTGAGTCAATTGTTCCAACAATGTTCAGTGACAGCCCGTTTTCACTAAGAACTCGGTTAAGAATTTCAAGATCAAATGGCGTGTACTGCCCACCAAGAATTACATCGCCACCGACGTTTTCGTTGACAAACGCGAGGAACTGCTCGTGCGCTTCCTTCATTGACGGTTGTGTTGCAAGCCATTCTTCTGTTACAGGCGAGCCGTCCATCTGCTTAAGATTCTTAGCTGACCAATCGGAAAGCTCATGCTCTGGATTCATGTATGAGCTAAACCGAGCATTGACCTTTCCATCCAAAGCAACAATTGCGCCGATCTGCACCGGATTGTTCTTTCCGCCTTTTTCTGGACCAGGAAGACCTGTTGATTCGTAGTCAAAGAAGACAATCGGAGTTTTGCGGATAATTGCTGCAGCCTCTTCCCATGTCTTAGCATCTTTGAGAAGCTCGGCCATCTTGCCGTTGAACGCGCCCGGTGAAGGCTTGCGCGGTGCCTTAGGACGGTGCAGTGCTGGCTTGTCGCCCTTAGGTGGAATTGTGCCACCACGAGCAGCAGGAATGATTGTTGTTTCATTCCACTCTTTACGCTGCGACTCGTGTCCTGGGAAGTAGCCTTGTACGCTGACCTTGTTTTTTGGAGTATCTCCATCGCGGAAGATACGCTCGATAACAAACGAGTCATCGCCAATCACATCGCCTGGTTGCAGATCCTGTGCTTCGTAGCCAATGCTATCTGTAAGTGGAATGCGCTCTGCGAACGGATCAACCGTTGTATCCTTAATTCCAAGCTGATCAAGAATGTTTGAACGGCGACGCTTGAGGACGTCCTTGAGCATTTCACGGTCTGTTGGATCTGAAATTACTGAGTCAACAATGTCGTCAATTTGACTTGGTGTGATGTTAAGAAGCTTGCGACCACTCTCGACAATCTGCTCTGGCGTCATTTTTCCGAATACTGAGCCAGCACTTTGGTTTATGTCCCTATCGCGCATCGAGTCAAGTTCACCAACCTCTGGACCAAACCAGTCTTTTGGTTTACCCTGTGCGCGCCACTTCAACGCGCCACCTGGGTCAATTCGGTATGTGTTACCTTGTTCGTCAACAACAATGTTGTCGTAGACAAGACCGATCACATCGTAGTTTGAAAGCCATGCGTCAATTGCAAAACCGTCATGAAGTTGCGATGTAATTGCTTCGTCAGATCGGCTACTTTGAAGAGTTTCAGTGCCAGGAATCATCGGTGTGACAATCCTGTCAGATCCAAATGAGCCAGCGGCTGGGTTGTATGTGCCTGGCTCGCTATCTTTCTGGTCGTCTCGTGTTGCAAGTCCAACTTCTGATGAAGGAATTTCAAAGTGACGATAGAAAGCTGAAGCAAGTGCTTCGTTTTCAGCGTGCGACTGAGACTTTGCTCTCTTTACATAGAACTGACGACCGTTTTCGTCTTCGTAAACGCCGCCTTCGTTTGAACCGCTTTGTCCACCAACTTGTTTCCAGCCTGAGATGTCGCCATAGTATGGAACTGTTGGTGATGCTTGTGCTGGTGCTGGTGCTACCTGCTCTGGAGCAACTTGCTCTGCAGGCTGCGCTTGTTCGGCGGGAGTAGCCCTACGCAAGACAACTTCGTAAACTCGTTCACGAATTGGCTCTACTCTTTCAATTGTAAACGTGCCGTATCCAAAGTATTCTTCTTCGCCAGGAAGCCATGAGTAGTTTCGTGTTCGTACAGCATCAATTTCTCCAGGCGCAAACGAAAAGATGATTTTGGCTTGACCTTCCTTGGATGGAGTGCTGCCGTAGTCTGTTTCGTCTGCCACTTGATCAATTGAAGACATTGATCGTGGATCAATATCAATTGTGTTTCCAACTGTTGTTTGATCTGTAAAGTCTTTTGAATCTGTTTGAACATAGATTCTTCTCTGCAGTTCAACATCATTTGGTATTGCAGACTCAGCGACAAGCCTGTACATTGCTGCGGTTGAAGTGTCTGCAGTAAGGTCGTCTACTCCTTTTGAAATTCGCTGACGGCCTTCGGCAAAGTCTTTGTAATCTCCATACTTCTTAACGATTTCTTTGACAAACACCTCTCTTCCAGCGTCTTCAAAGGTATCGCCAGTGCGCCTAGCAATTTCCTCAACCATTCCTCGGTAAAAATCTGTAATGTCCCAATTGATCCCGCCTGCATCGTTTCCGTCGGCGGCCATCTGGAGACCCCAGAATGCTCGGAACGCCTCTTGCTTTTCTGGATCATCGCTTAGGGCCCAGTCAATGTACTTAGCGATTAGCTTAGCGCCTTGCTCTGGACTTTCAGTCTCAATCGTGTCAACGTCTTCTGAGCTTTCAATTTCCCTAGCAAGTTTGATTATGAACGGATTTGTCTCGTTATGGTTTTTGACAAGTTTAACTGCGTTAGCTGTGTAGTCTGGCGCGCCAAGCATTCCATTTATCTTAGCGGCGTTTGATGAAGTAATCTTTCCATACGGAGTATCTTCAACAACTTTTTGGATATTTTTTGTGGCGTTGTTTGCAGCTGTTTTTTGTTCTGGAGTTTTCGCAAGTCGTGCATACGCTCCAGAAAGAAGAACGCCCTTGTCAAGTCCAGTAAGTTCAAGTGCTTCAAGAAGAGCCTCGACTGGAACGTCTTCCATTCCAGCATCAAACTTAAGACGCGCCATTCCATTGCGCTCGTCGGCGTTCATAAGCCCCTGCGTCATTGACATCGCAAGTTGCGCTGTGTTGAACTTCCTACTCAATACTGCTGGATCGTCAGTGTAGTCACTGCTTTCCTGAGTGGTTCGTCCCTTAGGACGATACACACCGAAGATGTTTGGCTTGTACGCACCGTCTGGAGCAGCAAACATTGAATCAAATGCCTCTTCATCAAATGCTGTAGCTTCGCCCTCGTCAGTGTCACCTTCAAATGTGCCATCGTCTTCTGGCCCAGTAAGCTCACCTGAAACATTTTCAGATCCATCGGCATCGCCGTTGTACCACTTAGCAAATTCTTCTTCGCTTCCTTCTGGAACTGAGAACTCAACTACTGGCCAGCCGCCTCCTTCGCCTTCTGGACTGACGATGTTTACGTCTCCGTCAGGGAATACTTCCTTAAAGCGACCAATGACCTCATCAAGAGTTTCATCTTCAGATGCGACATCAACTGTAAAGCTCGTACCTGCTTCTCCGTTTGGAAGCTCTGTGCTTTGTCCATCTGAAATGCCGTACTCATCTTCAAGTACTTGTGCTTGCTCTTGCTTTTGTGCACGAGACTCGTTGTAAGCCTTTCCAGCTTCATTCAAGCTGCCGTCTGCATCGTAGAACAAGTCAAGTTGACGCTCAAACGAAGGAGCTGTATCTGTAACTTCAGGACGTGCGTCTGGAAGAGGACGCATTGTGCGCGCTTCTTCACCAAGGTAGTCTTCAATTGGGTTGCCGTCAATTGTTGGCATAACTGGAGCAGCGATCTTGCTTGCGAGCCAGTCGGCTTCTTGCTTTCCATTGAGCTTTTCAAATGCGCGGCCCTTAACAAACTTGCCAACTGCGCTGCCGATTGATTCGGCCTTTCCAATTGCATCAACGTCAGCCGGGTTGACATTTGGATAGAGGTACGTTCCTCCACCCTTTCCATCGCGAGACTTAAACTTGATGAGCAATTCGCCAGTAGCTGGGTCAAACGACATCTCTTCAACTGATGAACTTGCTGATGTCTTGATCCTACGGAATGTTTGTTGACCTTCAGGTGCTGAAGGCTGCTGAGCTCCACCTGGCCATGCTGCATCAACAAGACGGTCAAGTTCGTCCTGCGGCATATTGACGATGTCATCTACCTTGACATTTGTGTCAGGTGCAGGCTTATTTATCTTGTCAATGGTGAACGTGCGATCTTCACCGTCGGTCTTGCTGAAACCTTTAAGTTGCTTTTTGCCAGCTTTGTTTTCAATGATTTGCTCTGGTGTAACTACGCGCAGTTTGTCATTGAAGTCAAAAGCGACGTCTTTCTTTTCTTCGATTGACTTCTCAATGATTGCTGGAAGATCTGCCGTAGGCGTGTTGCGCATGTCATTTGCTGCGTCAACAAGACGTTGGATCTCTGGTGAGATCTCTGGTGGTTCAGCAAACAGTGTTGGCTGACTCTCGTCTCGTAAAAGCTGGATCTTGGGTGGTTCCCCTGGAATCAGTCTCCCGTCAGGTCCAATCCTGAAATCCCCGTCGGGCAAATTCGTCCACTTGGGTGGTTCCCCTGGAATCAGTCTCCCGTCAGGTCCAATCCTGTACTCCTCGTCGGGCAAATTCGTCCAGGGCAAAGGCTCGCCAAGGCTCGGGTCAATAATCCGTTTTCCGTCAGGTCCAAGCTTGTAAATATCGTATGGCGGCTCGACCAGTTTCGGGTCAATAATCCGTTTTCCGTCAGGTCCAAGCTTGTAAATATCGTATGGCGGATCATAGATAGCTGATGTGTAGTCGGATCGCAGCTCTGGATACTCGTCAAAGTCTGGCATTGGACCGCTGTATCGCCATTCACCGCCTACTGGTGGAATGCCAAATGGTACAAATGTCCAATTGTCAGGGTCATCGAGCTGTTCTCGGAATCTTTCTCGCTGCCTCTTTAGTTTCTCTTGACGCCTTGCTTCTCTTTCAACACTGCGCTCATCTTTACCAAAGCGTTCGTCTAAGAAATCTTTAAACTTCTCGTCTTCAAAAAATGTATCTTTAGGAGGCATTGACGTAATGCCTGGAGCTTCAGATGGCGCAACAATCTTGTCCCAAGCGAAGTTCTTGCTTGTTCCGTCAGAGTCTGTTGCCTTTAGGTTTGTACGACCTGTTTGACCATTTTGCCAAACACTTTTTGGAGTAACAACGCGATCTTTGCCGCTGTATGTGAAGCGAAGCTTTTGGTCGTTATCAATAGCGTCTTGAACAAACTTCTTGATGTCTGCAATCTTGTTGACTTCTTTTGGATTGAGATCAATTACGTCTCTTATAGCAGCCGGTGCCTGGACTGGTGCAGGTGCTACATCTGAAGGCGTCATCTTATCTACAATGAACGTGCGATCTTCGCCGTCTGTTTGACTAAATCCAACTACGTTTGTAGTTCCTGTCTTAGGATTTTTGTAGATGCGCTCTGGCGTAAATACACGGTTCTTTCCACTGTACTTAAAGCTGATTGGATACTGACCGTCAATTGCCTTCTGCACATCGGCAACAACATCTTGTAGATTTGTTGACGTGATTGGTTGAGGTTCTTTACCTGAAACTGCTTCAACATTGCGTGGAGCTTCAGTGACCTTTGCCTTTTCAGGTATTGGCGCTTCCATCTTTGAAACGTTGTAAGTACGCTCTTCTCCAAGGGCGTGATCAAACGTCACGATGTTTGTTTCACCGTTCTTTTTGTTTACATATATGTTGCCTGGCTGAACCTGTCGGTTTTTGCCGTTGTAGCTAAAGTTGATGAGGTTTCCTTCTCCACGAGCTTTCTTGATGGAGTTTTTCTTTTCCTCTAACGTTGAACCTGCAAGATCGGACACACCGCCAGATGGATCTGCGTAGCGGCGGTACTTCTGCATTCTGTTGCCGCTTCGCACAGCTCCAGTCTCGCGGAAACCGTCTTTTGTTGCGTCGTACACAGCGTCTTCGCTGAACCAGTACGTGCTGTCGCCGTCTGTCATCTCGTATTGTGTAGGACCAGTTACGAGTTTTTCGTGTGTGATGCCTTCAACGGCCTTCTTCATTGCTTCTACGTCAAACGGAGCCCTTGCTCCAGTAGGCGCTTCAGGCTCTTCTGGCGTAACTTCTTCCTTAGGCATATTCTTTTCGCGAATTGCCTGTGCATTTGGCATGTCAGCTTTAACAGCCTCGGCTGCCTTGGCAAGTGTGTCAGTTGTTGCGACACGCTTGTTGTCACCTTCACCGATAAATATGCCTTTACGCCATACATCAAACTTGCTGTTTCCGTCGCTGTCAATGCTCTCAGTAATGCTGTGGTCTGAACCGTACTCGTCTGCTGGTGGAATGTGCGTCCACTCGTTTGGCTCTCCAAATTTTGTACCAGCGACTCGGGTTTCCCAGCCTTCAGGCGCAGTGCCTGGCTCTGTAGTCGCTGGCATAGGAGTGACTGGTCGCTCGAGTTCTTTTGTGGGTGCGCTGATTGCTTTCTTAGTTGCTGGTGTTTCAACTGTCACTGGCGCAGTTGGCTTGCCATCAGATTCCATCTTTGCAGAATCCATGATGTAGTCAGTGGCGTTGTAGTCGCCGTCGGTTGCTTTGTCAATTGCGTTACGGAGGTTGTCCTCTGTGCCCGACATCTTGACAGTGCCGTCGTCCATAAGCTTGGCTGTAACGCCTGGAGCAAACTCTTGTGTCCAAGCATCGAGGCCTTCTTGATCTACTGGGCCGTCTTCTGTTTGCCAGTTGAGGCGAACAGATTGTGTTGGTGCGGCAACACCGCCTGGCTCACGGCGAGGTTCATCTGGAGATGCAGGTGCTAGTGCTTTTCCAGGTGGAGTTGTTGGCGGCTTTCCAGGTCCAGAAGCTGATGGAACAACTGCGGTTCCTCGCTTGTTTTTTGCAAAAGAAACGTCTGATGTTTCTGATTTAACTACCTTTGCGTCTGTCCTAGGGTTGCCGTCAAGGTCGTCGTAAAACTCTGCAGTGCCGTCTTTTTTATAGATGTCTGAGACAGCGTCTCCACCATGAATTGCTGCAATCTTTCCATCTGACTCTTTTATCTCAAGAAGCTTCATTCCTGGCGTTGGATCAGCTTTATAGACGCCACTTTCAAGTTTGTCATCTACACTTGATGATTCATCGCCCATCTTTTCATGAGGACTTAGTCGTGGAATAAAGACACCGCGATCAAAGAACCATGGATCGTCTTTTGTTTTTACACCGCTGACAGTTGATTCTCTGTCGCCAAGCCAACCGTCTCCACCACGGCCCCATCTCGCAATGCGACCGTCCTCGTGACGAAGGTACACTGAACCTGGATCTAATGCAGTTCCGCGAGCACCACTAGTTCCAGGCGTACGTGTTCTAAAGACAGTGTCAATCTTTCCAGACTCAAGCGCTTCGCGCACTGACTCTGGCATATCTTTTTCAATGTCTGGAGCGATTGCGCGTGCAACCTCAAACATGTCACGTGATTTTTCTGGGCTAAGCTTAAATGCAGATACAGTTGTAGCTTTTTCATCTGCTAAACGCTTGTTCTCTGCATCAACTAGTTTTTGAACAGAGTCAGGAACTACTGCAGGTGGGCGGTCGCCTGGAGCTTTCTTATCAAATGCTGACTTAAACTTATCTTCACCGATGTCTTCTTGAACAACATCAACACCCCAGCCACCCTTGCTGAGTGCCTTCTGACCTTCAGGAGAATTTAAGTACGTTTGATAGCTGTCCTGGTCCATAAGCGCCGCGCTCTCTGCACGGTCCCAGCCATCAATGTTATTGGCAATCATCTGGTTTCCAACTGCACGGCGCAGTGTTCCACGATTTACACCAGAAAAATCTGCCTCGCCTTTATCATTTGCAGGGACATCAAGACGGTAGCCGTCAGCTGTTGTAAACGAAACCATCTTTGGATCGCTACTTTGAACTTTCTTCCAAGCTGAAGGAGAGTCCATGCGCTTAAGCGCATTTGAGTCAATTGAATACTTTCGTTGCTCAGGATCAACTTCAACGTCGCGGTCGGGCAGACCTTTTAGCGCACTCTTTTTAAGAGTGGCTTTTGCTGCAATACCGCGGGAAGCAGGAACTGCGTACACTCCGTTTGGTACATATTTGTTGTCACGAACTTCAACTTCAACGTCGTCAACACCTGACTGACCGACAACCTTTCCAGTTACTCCCCGATGTGAACCATCTGGAAAGCGAACACTGAAGTTCCAGCTTCCACCTTGAAATGCAAATCGTCCTTTACGGTCACGGCGCTGCAAACGTGCGCGAGCAGAACGCGCAGCACGTGAGTTGCCGCCAAGGCCAAGGCCGAGTACAGCGATGATTGGTTCAAGATCAACAGCAGCTGTGATTGGAACAAGACCTGGTCCCATAGCAGCAAGACGTGCAAATGCATGCCTGCGTTCAATCGAGCCTGGTTCAAGTGAGTGTGCTGAAGCTACAAGAGCACGAGCAGCTTCGCTGTTAATGTGCGTGTCTGCAGCAATCCATTGTGCACGAGCGTGGCGAAGTGCGGCCTCGTCCATCTTGTGAAACTTTGTTGAAAGCGGGTGACCGATAGAAAGAAGATCAGAGTTTTGCAGTGATGCGGTCGTAATTTTGTTTCTTGAGGCAAGTGAAACGAACGCAGAGACTGCACGCAGTGCTCCATAGATACGAGCGTCTGCAGATCCAGTCGTGTTCTTACGAATTTCGCGCTCTGCTACTGTAAGTGCAGCACCGAACGAAACTTGTCGCTCTGGAAGAATGTTCTCGTTGGATTTTTCAACGAGACTCTGTACCTTATAGTAAAGACTGAGTTGCTGGATCTTACTAAGTTCTCTGCGCTTTTTTTCGTTTGACATATTTAGCTTTCAACTTGTGGTAGCAGGTCGGCATCTTCACTGTCGTATGTCATTACTGCGAGTTCACGAGCGCGGTCAAATCCGCTCTCGTTGTTGTCAACTCCACGCTTCCACGCTGCGCGCAGAGCAGGAATTACTTCATAACCAAGACCACTGTATTCTGCAAATTCTGTAATTGCATGTTCAGTTGTCTCGTATTCGTTCTGTGGGCGAAGCTCGATGTACAGCTCGTCTGCTGCCAGTGCACTGGCAACAATAGATGCCGTGGACTTTGGATGTGCTTGTGGAAGCAAGTCATTGTCTTGCTTGTAATTTGGATTTGATGGACGACCTGCGCTAAGCAAATGCAAATACGCATTTACGCGTGCCATCGCCCACTGATCACGAGTCTTGCCTGGTCGGTGCGAGCTTGAAAACGCGCCTGCGCCTCGGCGGTACACTGCCTTTAGTTGAGCAAGTGTTGCCTTACGACCAGCCTTAGCATCTTTGTTGTGCTCTTTAACTTTGTTCATCAACGCTGTTTCTGTTTTAGCTGAAAACTTAATGCTTCGTCCGCCTGCTGCAGATCCTTTTGGATTCTTTTTTGATCCTTTGATTCTGTCTTTTTTAGGTGCAGGCTTTGACGCTGCTGCTAAGAATCCAAAATCATCGTAGGCTTCTTCATCGTCTCCAAAGCTGTCGTCCATGCCATCTTCATAGACATATACTTCAACTTGTTCTTGCTCTGGCATTGCGACTAGCTTTCCACCAGTCTGCATTCCAGTGATTGCGCGCAACTGCCATGCCCACTTCTTATGCATGTCATCACGTGTTGCTAAGAGATCGCAGATGCCCTGCTGGTTTGCTTCAGACGCGAGTCTAAATGACTCAAGAATACATTCATTGAGAATGTTGTTTGCCTCAAGAAGGTTAGCGCTCATTAGCACTGGATCATCAACCATGTCGTTGTCGGTGTTTTGAATCTTTGAAAACGAAGACATTGATGACAACGTTGCTGGCGAGTCGTAGCCAAGCTTAAGAATGCTTTCAGCAATTGGATCAACTGCGCCTTGTGCATCTGCGTAGATTTCACCAAACAACTCGTGAAACTCAGAAAAGTCCGGCCCTTTAACATTCCAATGAAATCCGATTGCCTTTGTGTAAAAAGCAAATGTCGTACCGAGGCAATGACCGAGGCTCATTGCGAGCTTGGCATTGGCTTCTTGCGACTGGTTTGGGTTGTTCATAATCATAATGTTCTCTTTTGTTATTGAACCGGTGTGACACTAATTGGTTGTGCTTCTGTCGCTGGTGTAGGTGTGTCTTCAACTGGCCCAGGCACAACAAGTGGTGCCCCTTGCGGTGTAGGTGCAGGTGCTGCCTCTGCTTCTGGTGCAGGGGCTTCTGGTGCAGGGGCTTCTGGCTGTACGCCTTGCAGCATCTGCTGAACTTCTGGTGGAATTGGCGCAACGCTTTGTGCTTGCTGTGCAGCACGAGTTGCTTCAATAACTTCAGGAGCAACTGCCGCGAGCATCGCTTCAGTAAGCTCTGGAGTAATTGCACCTTTCTCCATAAGAATTCGTAGTGCCATTTCTGTTGGCGTTGGCGCGTCGGCTTCAGAGAATCCATGCGCACGGCGCCATGTATCAAAGCTTACTGCCATGCGATCAAATCCACTGTCAGCGTCCATTGCACGGTCGTTACGAGTTGCAACTGCGCTTGGGTCGTACCAAATTGTCATACGCTCTACATCTGATGGGTCAAAACCATTTGCCAAGAGATACGGACGCAAGTACACAACTGTGAGCGCGTCTGCGATAAGCAGCATCATTGGCTCGATGTGTGCCTTATACAGTGCTTCGTCAATCTGAAGCGCGTTGCTGTACTTTACGTTTGCAAGACCTGTGACGATATCTTTTGGAACATCGAGACCTTGCAAGATACGCTCGAGAACGCGATCAGCACGTTGTGCAAGTGCTGGGTCAAATGAACGCTCAAACTTGAACTGCTTGATCTTGTCACCAAGTTCAGCAGGTCCACGAATAATCAAAGGCACAACTGCTGATGCAGAGTCCTCGTCACGAATAGGCGTGGTCATCGCATCAATGAGTTGATCTTCAAATTCGTCAGCTGCTTCTTCAGGATTGAATCCTGGGTTGAGGTCGCCAACTTCATCAAATGGATAGTTCGGATCTGGAGTTGCTGCAACACTCAAGCCGTCTGGAAGGTACAGTGCACCAGCATTCAAACGTGAACGCGCCGTTGAACGGAACGTGCGGTTAAGCAACAAAAGCTCTGCGCACATGTCAAGCATTCCTCGTAGTGAAGAATCAGCCTCTTCAGAAAAGCGTGGGTGTGCGCGCCAGATGCGACCAACGAAAGCAGATCCTGGAAGTGCAGTGATGCCCTTGCCAGTTTTTCCACCAATTGATTGGCCACCCATCAAAATATCGCGGCGTGAGATAATTCCATAGTTGTTCTTTGAGTCAACTTGAACTTCATCAACTGAACGAATATCCCATGACTCTGGAATTCCAGTTCCGATGCGCGCTGGCATCTGAACTAAGAAGCATTCACCGGCTACGCTAAGGTTGAGCGCGGCATCTCGGAGAAGTCCCGCTTGTCCACCGTATGCTGAGTCAAGTCGTGAGAGTGCGCGTTCTGCTGCTGCCGCGAGTCGCGCATCAACGACCGCTGACGAGCGGACCGATACAGGTGCCTCTGCCGGGTTCTCGACGACCGCAGCATATAAACGTATGCGGCTAACAACAGAAGCAACAAGGTTAAAAGCATACTTGATCTCTCCAATCGCATCGTAGTATTCCCAAGCTTCACCCTGCCATGCACTCGATGTTGCTTGGCGACGAGCGCGGAAATGTTCTGCTTCTGTTTTGTCATTAAGCTTAACTTGAACTGCTGCTGCGGTCAATCCGCGCGGCGAAGAAAAAGGAGCGGCCTCTGCAAACGAATAACCAGACGGAGGAACCAAGCGTGTAGGCGGTGTCGATGTCCGACGGGTTGGTGCAATACTTTTGCGAAAAACAGCCACTACTTGTTGTCTCCTCGTTCGTTTGCTACGGAATTAACAAAAACTTAGTCAATGCGGTAGAGTAATCCAACCACTGCTGAGATTGCAAATATGCAAGATACAACAACGGTTGTTTCACTAGCTATTGTATACATACCTACAAGACCTGATGCGACCCAAAGTCCCATACACCATTCGCACGTGATCAAATATCCGAGGCCAATTCCTTCTGGCTTTGACCATTTCCAAATCCACTCTCGGATTGGATTAAGAATGTGATCGGTCGTGATCAGCCGAACAATGCGATACGCGGCCAGTGACAAGATGACTAATTCAAGTACGTTGATGTTCATTCAACTGGATCCTTTGATGAGTGCATTGTTCGTGATGGATTCCATGTCCGCAAACGGCTTCCACAACCGCAATTCTCGTCCTTTTCTACGGACAAAAACTTGCCGGTGACGGTCGTTAGGGTTGCGCGCTTTTTTGTTTTGTCGAGAGTTGCTGGGTCGTATTTCTCTTGGAAGATCAAAACTGGGCCAGAGTTACTGTCAGCGGCGATCATTACAGTGTCTCGAGTCAGCACTACGCGAACGGCCTCAACTCGGCGAGAGTGCTGTACGTGTATGGCCTCTGCCCAGGAAAAAGTGCTTTGGCTTTCTGCTGAAACAAGCGTTGAGTCAGGGCAAACTACAACGCGGGCAGGAAAGAGATCAAAGATACTGCTCATTTTCCTACTCCAATTCTTCGGGCCATCGCGCGGTATGTCACATTGGCTGCTGACGCTAGTTCTATCACAGAAGCTCCCGCGCGGTAAAGCGAAATGCACAGTTGCGTAAGTTCTTCATTTGCCAAGGCGTACGAACCAGTTGGATTTGCGCGGGCGCGGTAGCGGCGGGCAAGGGGTGCAAGTTGCGCTATTCTTTTTGCGTCATCATTCGAGATCTTTGGAAATGACGGACTATAGAAACGACGTGCGCGTGAGTGCCTGTGGCGTGATTTTTCCGCTGCGGCTAAGTGAGATGAATGCGAAGAGGAAGAAGGAGGAGAGGGAACAATTGGGAGGGGGGATTTGGTTGGTTGTTGGGAGAGGGCACGGATTGACGAGCGTTGCTTGGGCGGCGTCCACGCGTCGGCGATTGCCGCGAACGTCCAGCCTGCCTCGCGAAGTGCACGTATCCGTGCACGAAGCACGTCGCCCGAACAAGAAACCAAAACCTTAACCTCATCATCTGGAAGCTTCATCTCTGGCATCGTATCATTCGTACACTGCACGTCGGCGCAGCGGAACATTTATGTACGAGATATACATTAAGGTTAGATGAGCTCGTAACTTCTGTACAAGAGGACGAATAGTACATTATAGTAGTTGATTTTGGCCTGATAGACGGCTGTCGTTATTGAACGACATGTGTCAAATCGTTCCCACACGCATGTCTATGGCCTGTGTTTTCTGGCGCAGGAACGAGCGAGCAATGTGCGAGACACGTGATGACGTGTTAGTTGTATGAGCTACGACGTGCTTGGATTAGTACAGAGGTTGACATGGTTGTTGTCAAGGTGGCCTATGAGCAATGTCAGGTCACAATTAGTACATGAGGTAGTAACGAGTAGCCAAGGCGAGCACAAGCCAGCCAAAAGTAGTTCACTGATATATGAGAAGAATATTCACAGGTGACTTGCTATTGTGCTAAAAGTTTGGTATATTGATATCATCAGGTAATCGCCTGATACGACGAAAGGACAATAACATGAAGGCAAATAAAAAGCACACGAAGAATCTAGAGGCAGTCCAAGCAAGAATCTCGGTCTTGCGTTACGAGATCTCTGTACGAAAAGAAGAACTCGAAGAACTTGCCAACCACCTCGCTGATTTTGAACTTTCCCTCAATGTAGATATCCGAGGCCTAAAGGACGAGTTCGGGATCGTAGCAACTGGTTGGAACATCTGAAATAATAAAGCAAACAGCGGGGGCGAAAGCCCCCGCTTTTTTGTTGTATAACGTGACCCGCATGAACATGTGTGCGACGTAACGAGTACCCGCATATGTATTGATGTTACCCGCAAGGGCTAAGTCGTTACAAACGAGTACCCGCATAGGCATTGCGAATGACCAATATGTATTTGTACGAGTACGAGTACTCGATGACTAGTGGTATTACCTCTCATGTCACCGCGCGTGGCTAAGGAGGCCACCTACTTACCGCGCAATGTCACCCGCACTAATGCCAAGGGTCTTGGCTATAGTTGATACCCGCATACTATAGTTGGGCGCTTCAACTATAGTTGAGCGTCTTGGCTATAGTTGGGCGCTTCAACTATAGTTGAGCGTCTTGGCTATAGCTGGGCATGCCCGCATATGTTGATGCTAGGCGAGATGGACAGTTACGTTCTGGTCACCATCAAAGAGGGCAACGAACGTCTCTGAGTTCATACAACCTTCACCCGCAATCGAGCGATCTTTTTGGAAGGAGGCGACTGCGATGTGAGTTAGTTCGCCATACCAGCCATCCTTGTCACTACCCGCATCGTGATACCCCAACTCGACGAGACGACGTTGGGCATGGTGGACTGTGAGCGACTTACGAGCGTACTTATTCATATACACGCACTTATCAAGATACACGTCGTCAGTGTCACCACCGCTTACGACGTGGCGCACAGGCGATGGTGTCCCACCGCGTGTAGGCTTGCTGACCTTGGCTGGCTCTTCAATGACCGCAACTGGTTCTTCGGCAACCACTACTGGTTCTTCGGCTACGACCACTGGTTCAGGCGTTACTTCAGCAACAACTTGTGCCTCAACGACTTCCTCAACGACTTCATTTGTTACTTCATCACTCATTTTTCTTACTCGCTTTCGTTGTTACTTTTAACGATTTGGATTGAATACACGACCACCGCGTCCACTGCCGCCAGCCGCCCCGCCATTACCGCGCCACGCTGGCATACGTCTACCCGCATGCGATCTTGCCGTAATTGTACCACCTACGAAGCCGCTTGGTGGCTTGATCATTAACGCAGTAAGCGCGTGAACGAGCGCATCAACTCTGTCTGGCGACTTACCTTCGCCCGGAATCCACGAACACATTTGGGATTCAAGGTCGGCTAGGTAGTTGATGTGATGAATACGTCCTTGCTCGTAGGCCAATGTAACTGGTTCTGCCCGCAACGCTTTACCGTATTTTGAATGGACTTCAAGGACTTTAATGTGAGGATCAATTGCGTTGATTGCATTACGAACGAGTGCGCCACCTTGGTTAACTTCAGCAACGACTGGACAACCATACTTACGTGCCATCGCAACAACCGCATTTGCCCAGACTTCTGGCGAACCATGAATTGTTGCGTCTTCCATTACCCATGCTTGACGTTTATACAAATCGTGATCTGCAGTTGATGCGCATACAACGATCCCGCATTCGTCACGTGGGTTCTCTGCGACTGACGGGTCAACGCCGACTACACGAAGTGGCGCGCCTACTGGAAATACGTCTTGCCTGCTTTTTTCAATCAATTCAATTGTCCAAAGCGCACCTTCAACGTCGCTCAACATTTCGCCATAAAGTTCTTGCGCGGCCAGACGAGTACCCGCATATACGCCTGTGATTGCGTCAAGATAGGTTTCAGATAGGTTACCCGCATTGTCCATCGTTGAACCTTTTGAAATAACGACACGACCAGTCTTTTCAGCTTCATTGATTAGTGCGTACAAAACAGGAACTCTTTTTGGGGTTGTTGTGCAAATGATCTGTGGCGAGCTGCCAAGTCGCGTTCCCACTCGTAAGTTATCCCATGACGTCATGCCCGCAGCGTCGGGCGACTGACGCCACGCAGCGATTTCATCTGCCCAAGCATAGTGGAATTGAGGACCGCGTAAACCATCTGGTTCATCGGCAGTAAAACATGTAGCCGTATTACCATTTGGCCATGTTAGTCGGCGCTTTGATGGTTCGTACAGTGGTCGTTCGCTTGGAGGTGACACGTTGATGATACCTGACTCACCTTCAACGATAACGTCACGCACGTCAGCTGCAGTACGTGCAACAAGCGCGAACCGCAATTGACCTTTGTCAGTTCGCTTTGCCATATCGCGTACCCACTCAGCGGCTGCACGTGTCTTGCCAGCACCACGACCAGCTAGGTACATCCATATCGCCCAATCATCACCCGCAGGCGGTAACTGTTCTGGCCGAGCCCACGCTTTCCAGTCCCATATCAACTGTTCCATGTCAAGACCTTCAAGCACGGCACGTTGTTGATCAACTGGAAGCAGTGCAATCTGCTCCATTACGCTTTTACCCATGCGCTAATTGTATACCGCGTTAGACGCAGTGTGGGTTAATCGTTGTCCCACGCCTCGTATTCGTCATCGCCCATCAGGTTACGCAAATATCTTTCATTACTATCCGCGTCACGCTTTGCGATACGACGTAGTTCACGTTGGTCGTCCTCAACCGTGGTTGGACCACCTTCAAGTCTTAGGTATTCTGGTTCATTCATGTATTGCCTCGTGCTTACTTATGTTGGTGAGTACATTGTATCGTCTTGAGTTTCATTAACGAACCGCAAGCGATGATTCTTCGTACCTTTCACGAGCGACCTTTTCAATCAATACTTGGTCATGGTATTGACCGCGTTCAACTAAACCATGATACGCGCTTTCGCATAACCGCTTACGTGTATCCTCGTCAAGGTCTTCCCAACGCTTCATGCGTCTCCTTTATTTATGGATTACTTGGTAGAAATAGTTGCTGCCCTGGATAGATCTCTGTGAAACCGTACTCTTGAACCAGGTCGTCAACCGCGTTGACTACGTTACCTGAACAATTTGCGTGGGCTATTTCCCACATTGTGTCGCCTTCTTGGACGATCACTGGCTTGGTATTGCAGACGTACGCATTGAATTGATTGTTCATGCTATTCCAAATAGCAAATGCAGCTGCGATTACCGCAATGAATACCGCATACATCACTTTTTCAAGTACCTTTGTCATTTCATCTCCTGTCGTAATCCGCCTGAGTTAATTGTACAATCCTTAGTTCGTACTTGCCTTCGTCTTTTTGCGTATGGCTGGCCTTACTGTCTGGTGCAGTACATGGAACGGTGCTCCTGATCCAGCATCAAGCTTACCCGCAATATGAAGTGCTTCACGTACGAGCTTTTGAGTATCCGCAAGGCTCAATTCGTTGAGTGCGTCTCCCCACTTTGCGTACATCGCCGCGAGTGCGTAGTCACCACCTGAACCGAACGAGTAGATACCTGTGGTGTCACGAACCCATGCGTAGTCTTCTCCGATTTCATAGATCTGACCATTGATCATCGCAAGAACGGTAGAACCATGAACCGCTTGCTCCTTCTGCTCTTTTGCGACGTAGCCATGATCTTCAAAGCATTGACGAAGCGCTGGTATGAACTTACTTGTCATGAACCTGTCTAAACGGATCCCTGTCAAGTCACCCGCGCTAGGAGGTGAGAATGCGTAGGCAAGAATGTTAATTGCCCGCACGTCGCCTGCTGCACCAAGAAGGTACTGACCATTTTTCATTACCTTCGCTGAACCACGACCAAGTGTGTACGAACGTCCACCTTCTTCGGTAACCTTTGAGTCAAACCCTACGACCGCCCATGTTGGACCTTGAACCGCGATGATAGTCGTCATTGTCTACACGATACCAGGTAGCGCCTGTTACCGCGTGACAATACTTAGATGTTCCAACCGCTTGCGACGATGCCGTGGATATCTTTGAGCGCACGGATATCTACAGAAACCGACAGCTCGAAGTCGGCTAGGTGTTTTGCGAGCTCTTCAAGCTCTTCTTTACGAGTTTGGATTTCGTATCCAAGAACCGCAATACGAGCTTGAACTGACTCAAGATCTTTAGTGTGCTTCTTCTTGATTGCCATGATTGATCCTTTCATGATCGGATGTACGAGACTACTTTACAGTCCTGAGATCTAATTTCTGTTAGGCGTGTTGTGGTCCCAGAAGTCTTCTGGGTACGTGACTCCACATGAACCGCATTCAAATACGCCTGGCTTTACAGGCTTAGTACAACCGCGGCATGAGATCGGCCTTAGTGGAAGATCTGCATGCCGACGGTAGCGTACATCGTGGTTGCGCATAACATGAATCATATGCTGCGTGATCGTCTCAAAGAGATCGTCACAGAACATGCACTCATGCTTGGCTGCCATTACTTACCCGCGGACTCGTGAAGTGTACTGATCCGCATACCAGTCTTGATATTCCTGGTCTGCGACATCGCACATGATGCCCCATACTTGTCCAGCTGCTCGAGCGAATGTCTTACCGCGTACTGCGTATAGCTCGTCCTTGAAGTTTGCGTACTCAATGGCGTCAACCATGACATTCATGAAGTCTTGGAGCATTTCTTTTGTCACGTACACACGATACTGGTAGTCCCGCATAGGCGTGAACTCAATTTCTGCGCCTGACATTTCTTGAAGAGTCTCAAGTGACTTTCTGTCTCGAGCACGAACTGCTAGATGACCTGGCTTGGCCTTGTTGTCTACCGCGCTAATAAATCCATCTGGGGTGAACACCCACATACTTTTCTCCTTGTCGTTTTGTCGTTGGGTGCGAACCTATTTATTTGATGTAACTACTTCTCGATGAGGCTTTCCTGTACATCAGCAGGATCAACTTCTTCAACCTCAACAATGCCGTACTCTTCGTTCAGCATTCTTACAAATTCACGTCGCTTTTTATCACCGCGAACGTGAACTTCCATCGGAGTTCCGTCACGCATAACCGTACTTATTTTATAGACCTTCTGGTCATCGTGTTCCATGCGCTTAACTCCTTCTTGTGTAACTATACATTCCCTAGAATTCTATGATTTCTGAGCTAAGACCGCAAAGATAAGGCCAAGAACCCCAAAGCCTGCGATCAACTCGAAGCTGCCGCCTAATACCGCGGTGGCCAGGGCGACGATCCCTGAAACCACCGCGAGTACGGCAGTCCATACGAGGTTTCGCAATTGCGAGAACCAAGTAGGCATGTTAGGCGCGCTCTGCCTTACGGGTACGACCCTTGAGGCGATCAGATGCGTTACGGATTGGGGTACCGCTTGCGCCGATGAGCTTGCGAACTTGTGCGTACGTCATGCTGTACTCTCGTGCAACTTCAATGACGCTCTGGCCTGATGCGTACAGTTCACCCGCACGCTGGGCTGTCAATTCGGTGGACATAATTGTGCTCCTTCGTTGTGTACTTGCTGTTTTGATTGTGTCTATGTCTTCTGCGATAAGTTGCAGAGTTAACCGCGACGTTGCAATAAGCGCAGCCGCTTCGTTGAGTAGTTTATCGTTACTCAAGATCTGTTCTCCTTCGTCATTGGTGAGTACTATACCACTTACTTTTTAGAATTTTGTGATCTACTCAAACATTTCTTTTTTTGGCTTTACAACGCCAAGTAGCGTCGTCGGTGCCTTTCGTTTCCTGTTGCGATCCCAGTAGACGTAGCCGTACCCTGCAGTAATGACCGCAAATACCAAAGCTGTAAGTCTTTTCATTTCTTGACCTGCTCCATTGACACAACCTTACTCGTGTGCTTTGCTGGATTTTGGCATGTCGGTGGCTCTGAAACATTGACGTAAACCGTGACCTTATTACCGCAATCTGGACACTTCCATATAAACTTATTTTTTGGCTCTCGTTCGCTCATGATAGTCCTTCTACTTTTGAGGAATGACACTATATACTATGGCACGAGGTAACCGCGTCATTTCGCAAGACCTGCCTTTTTGGCGATCCGCTTGACCTTGCGACGTTCGTTTGCTGTGAGTCCTCCCCACACTCCTTCTTCGTTATTGCGTAGCGCGTAGTCCAAGCACTCCTGCTTTACCGCGCACTTGTCGCAAATCTTCTTCGCTCTGTTGACAACTGTCCGCATGCGATCTTCAAAGAACAAATCGCCATGTCCGATACACGCTGCCTGTGCTCGCCAAATTCCAATGTCAACTATCCGTACTGTCATTTCGCCTCCCATGTATATTACTGTCTTGAGTTTGATCTACTTATGAGCTGCCAGCCTGGGACGACCCGCATCGCGGTACAAGGTTATCGTCCCGGCTAGCAGCATTCGCATGGGTGCGATCAACAAATGCTGAAGCCGCCGCTGTCTTTCAAGAAGTCAGCAAACGCTCTAACATTTTCTACATCAAACGGATAATTGGTGTCAAAAGGGTTGACTTCACCTTCGCCATTGCACCCATTGCACCAGCCGTAATCACGACCAACAACTACCGCAACTGCTTCATCGAGCTTTCGCTCTGGCATACCCATGTCTTGACCAACCGCATCTGTCCTGACGCCTGTGCCTTCGCAGTACTTGCATTGTTCACGAGGTTGGCTTGCAATCAAATTGCGGTACATCGCTTCATATATTGCAGTGCGACCGCTTGCGAGCTCGTTGTACAGTATGACTGATAGATCATCTGCGCCTTCAGCACCAAGTCCATCGCCTCCATTGCTGTGGCCATCAACACCCGCAACAAGATCTTCTGCAACTATAGTGCAGTATTCCCACAGCGGACGCCAGTACCAAACATTGTTGCGAAAGTACTCGCCACTTTTAGATTTTGGCTCTTTGCCAAATACATCCATACCCATGCTTGTGTCCTTTGTCATTTGAAGCAGGCCACCTGTTGACCCGCGCCATTATCTTACTTTCCTTAGAAATTACCTGAAGCCGGGTGATTTCTCTTTGACCGCAACATATCTATGTCGTCACGGCCGACCTGAACAGTGTCCATTAGGTTAGCCCACGCCAATTCTCTGCGAAGACCGCGCTCCACTGCTGTTAGTGCTTCATGAGACGCGCTGTAGCTCGCTGTAGCGAGGCAGAGTGCCATAAAGGCTTGGACTACCGCAACGAGTGCTAGAAACGTAATCACTTACGTCCCCTGGTCATTGAGATTCCCGCAATCAAAAATACTGCAATCGCCCAGGCTACCGCACTAATTGAATTGTATAAGTCAATATGAATTTCCATGATCTCTCCTTGTTGTTGTTGTGAATTACATAATACTTGGTGGTCTGGCCAATTTTGTGACTAACCACCGCGTCTGGATCTAATATACTTTCCTTAGAAAGTACTCCAGCTTACCCGCAAACCCTTATTACGCCTCGCAATCGTGTCCGTAGGCTGCTTCAGCTGCATCTTGCTCGCTGGTTAGATCAAACACTCGCCCGCATTCAACGCACTGGGTCATTGTCTGCATTTCCATGCTCTGTCTCCTCTTGTTGTTGGTATAGACATAATACTTTCTTGAGTTCTGGGCCTAGCCCCTATCGCCCGGATACCCGGACGATAAGGGTTTGGCGCGCTTGTGGCGCTTGGTTGGCCCAGTACTGATTACACTTCGTCTTGCTCCCACCGAAGACGATGAGTTTTCGCGACTGATCGTAGACTTCGTGTGCTCTGGTTGATGGCTTCATGATTTGGTCCCTTCGTCGTGGTGATGAGATCATTATAAAGTCCTGAGTTCTTACAACTAACCCACTACTCCCACAGACCAGTCTTGCGGTTTCCCACCAATGGGTACTCAAAGTTAAGGTACCCCACTTCAAAGTCACCCGCAAAGCGATTGGTTGAGATGACTGTCGTCATATCAATACCGCAACGCTTGAGGTCATTGAAGAATGATGAGACAAGATGTGAGTACATCACTCGCTGACGGATCATTTGTCCATCGTGAAACTGAACGATGCTCTTGTTCATTGCGTTGTCCTTTCGTTAGGTTGACGAGACCATTGTACGATCCTGAGTTTGCCAGCCAGCCCGCATAAGCAGGCCAGCCGGCAACTCGTTACTTAGTTGAATTGCTTGGTAACCGGGTTGAATTCAAATGGATCGTACTCGTTTGCCGACTTGCTTGGCATCAAACCAGTCAATGTCCATTCAAATGACTCTTTGCTCTCACGAAGTACTTCGGCAAGCTCTTGAACTTCTTCCCGCATGTCTGTGATCTTGCGGCTCAGTTCGTAGATACGTGCCTCGGCGGCCTTCGGGTTGTTTGCGTACTTCTTTTTCATGTTGTCCTTTCGGTTAGGTTGACGATGCTACTTTACTGTCTCGAGAACGCTTCCCGCAGCTGCCTCAATGAACTCTTTCAGCACTTGAATGTGCTCATCGCTAAGTCCCTGCGTCTCGCCATCCGCATCTGGTGTCCCAGTCAATACAACCGTACCTACGATGTAGTCGGTTTCTTGGCCAAATGACATGTCCCAAAAGACTTGAGCAATTGGATTGTGCTCGAGTCTAATCATCTTGCCTTCTTCGTTGACCCAAAGCGAGAGGATGTTGCTGAGGTCAATTGCTTGTACCCAGCCTCCAACCGCAGTCTGCAACACGCTGAGCTCGTCAGGCTTTGAGAAGTCAATTACTTCAACCTCGCCTGCCGGCGTAATCTTAATTCCTTGCTTCACTTTGTCTCCTTTGTCGTTGGTGAGTTCATTATATGTTCCGAAGTTTTGTCAGGCGAGCGCGTGGGGGACGCGCGTCGCTGACGGATTGATCTGGTTATCTGGTAATCGTGATGAGATTATAGACGTCGAAGTCGTCGTTTGAAATCGTCGCGATATCGTTGGTCGTTAGATCGTTCGCGAGAAAATATTCGTACGCGTCGTACGCGCAGGAATCGTTATCGAGATTGATCGTGTATTTTCCGGATGGAACGCTGATCGTGTAGGTTTTCATGAGATTATTATACGTTCCCTAGTTTTACCCGCAAGGGTTGGTAGGGTAGGGCTTGCGCCCTATCCCATGCGCCTCGCTTCGGCCATTGCCTCGGCATGGACCGCGCCGGAGCTCACTTCGCCTACCCACACCGCATACTCGCTCGAGTTCAGGGTTTCACGTGCTTCGGCGAGTTCGGCCTCTGTCGCATCCAATTCAAGCGTTGGTGGGTTGTCGCCGTGCTTTGCGAGGTATCCCCATTCAATTACCACCATCATTCTCTCCTTCGTCGTTGGTTGTGAGTACATATTACTGTCTCGAGTTTACTACCGCGCTAGGACGTGAGTTTGTTGATGCGCGTGCGAAGACGTGCGGCGGCTAACTCGGGACTGTAAAATATAATCGTTATACCAACCCAATACGAAAGCGAAAAACATGGCACAATACTCCATCAGCATCGACTATAACGACGAACCATACGAAACCGGCCTAACGCTCGACGAACTAATCGCCCTCTACCTTCCAGCCGGCGTCAGCTTCGTTCGTTACGCCTGGCGTAACCCGCACCAGCCAAACGACGTCACGATTATCGTAAACGCGAACGACGAAACCGATCTAAACGAACTCTGCGATTACGCCGGCGTAAACGATCCCGACGAACTCGAGCGCGTTTTATAACGCGAACGCGATCCTCAAACGAACTAACCCGGGCGTCTTACAGCGTCCGGGCTTTTTCGTGCGCATTTTCAGCTGCAAAAAACTAGGGTAAGTATAATAATAAACATGAAAACCTACACAACACTTACATATGTAAACCACCACGACGAAGTGCATTGCGTACAATGCGCAAGCAACTCAACCGAATTCCTTATCCCCGCGCCTTACACGTACAACCCGCAAACCGACGCTTACGACCTATTTTGCCTCCTCTGCGACACGCAAATTCACGAAACCTTATAAACTTTACAAACCACGCAAACACGAACCAGCCCGGCGCTCATCGCGACCGGGCTTTTTCGCGTCCCGAATTACATCGGGAACGCTCGCTTGATATTCATCTCCGCGTACCACTCGTTCAGGCCCTTTATTTTTTCTTCAACCGCGCTCAGAATTTCCCCGATCTCTTCGCTCGAGAACTCTCCATCACGAACCAGTTCACGAACCAGCCCACCGTAAACCAGATCAGCTTCGCGATCCGCGCCTTCAATCGTTTCAACGATCTCACACGCCTTATCGTCTAATCTCTCGTCCATCGTATTCCTTTCGTCGTAGTGATAGGATCATTATACGATCCGGAGTTTTCCCAGCACTGGCAGTCTACGGCTGATCGCGCAGCCAAACAGCTGCCATCAGCGTAAGCGCCGACAGTAGTACTAGCAAGTCCACCCGCGCTCCTTTTTTCGTTGTGAGTACATTATACTTTCCCGATTTTAGCTTTCGGGAAGCATGTCGCAGAGCTCGTCGAGCTGGTTGTCGCGGCACATGCTGGCGAAGTCGGCTTCGGTAAAGTTGCTTGGGAAGTTGAGGGTGAATGTGATGAGGTTGTCGTCGGCGATGTCGTACGTGAAGTTTGAAAATGTTAGGTCGTGTTCGGCGGCGGCGATAAATAGTGGCTCGAGTGCGCCGCGGTCGGAAGCGCTGGTGATTTGCATTGGTTTCATGTTTTGTGCCTTTCGTCGTTGTGTAAGTTTATTATACTCTCCCGAGTTTTTGTCGCGTTACGCGACGCTCACCCAGACTGGTCGGGTATCGGGACGGACGGCGTAGGCGACGAAGCGCCCAGCGATTGCGTGTTCGTGAAGTATTGCGCGCTGTTCGTGTGTGAGCAGGCTGAGAAGAAGGTGGTATGAGTCGTTATGAATAAGGGTGGCTGGTTTATCGGGATTCTGGATTAGTGATGAGTATTCGTTGGTCGATGTCATGTAATCATTATACAATCCCGAGTTTTGTACTCTTGTTGCCCGCGCTACGCATGCGCCGGCATCACGACAATCTGCTCGTCGTATCCCCAAACCGTCTTTCCTGACTCGAGCGTCATGTCAAAGCCTGGTTGACCATTCTTGACATCCGCATACTTCCCAGTCACTACACCCGTACGGAGCACGCCGCCCCAGGTCTCGTAACTAATCGTGTCGCCTATTTTGTAATCCATGTTTTGTCCTTTCGTTGTGAGATCATTTTACGATCCGGAGTTCCTACCCCAGCTCTTTCATCAACCGCGCAACCTCGACGGCAGTCAACTTCTCTTCACGCTTATACACCCGTACCAATTCTTCCATCGCTTCGTACGGGTCGCAGTGCGAGTACTCGTATTTAACCATCTCGAGAATGTCACTCGCCATTTGCTTGATGTCTTTTGTCGTTGTCATGGTCTTATTCTACTTTCCCTAGAGGTCCTCAAGCTCTTTCACGAAGCCGGCGATAACCCATTCTTCGTAATCTTCAACCGCGCGCTCGGTCGCATTGCCGATGATCCTCGCAAGGCCTTTCGCCGTGTCAACCCGCTTGCGCAGGTAGGCTAGGCGCTCGCCGTCATCTTCGTTCTCGATGCTTTCAATCCGCTTGAGGATTGATAGCACTTCGCCGCCGATAGCTGTCTCGAGCCAGGTTAGTTGGGTCAGTGTAAGTTCAACGCTGTACTTTTTCATGTCGTCATTCTACTTTCTTGAGTTTTAGAGTCTTCACCCGCGCCTTGGCGGGCACTCAAGTAATCGGTTGATTACCTGAGACATCATCTGCTTCGTGAGAGCTGGGTCTTCAGCTGTCCGCAACAGCCACATGTTGTTTACTTCCCGCTCGAGTAGCAGCCGCTTTACCAGCTGCCTCTGCGCTGTCGTTGGTCCGTATTCCATGTCACCATTCTACTTTCCTGAGTTCAGTCCCAGCGGGACGGTGGACTGTAGTCCTTGCTCACCGTCTTGCTGCATTGCGGGCATTCCGCCTCCACATCATCGCAACCGCGCTCGTCAACCGTGACATCTGATTCAGTCCACTCGTGATCGCAGTCACTGCAGAAGAAGTCCATGTCTACTTCAATGTCGTTGTACCCCGGGAGGTCTCTTTCATAGCAACCCGGTGGTAAGTTGAATCCTGATCCAAAGCCCATTGTTCTCTCCTTGTGTCGTCGTGTATGAGATCATTATAGGTTCCGGAGAACCTATTCGGCCCACCGCTTGCCTCGGCAGGCTTGCCGTGCGGCGATCCGCTTCTTGTTGGGGACTTGAGTCGCCCGCAGGATATTGCGGTCGGCAAACGCCTGGCGGTCGCCTTCGGTCCATCGTGTATTTGGTTTGGTCGCTGTTTTCATGAGATCATTATACATTCCTGAGTTTACTGCGCCTCGATGTCCTGGCGCAGTACCCGCAACTTCATTGCGAAGATGAGGACATCGTCATCTTCTTTCAGCTGGTCGGTCGCTTTCTCAAGCTCGAGCGCAAACTCATCGCGGAAGATGAGTTCATACTCAAGACAGTAATTGGCCTCGTAGATCGCGTTGAACGTGTCATGGAGGTCAAGTTGGCCTTCGATGCGCTCGATGACATCGAGCTTGGTCTCTTTCGTGTTCATGGGATTCCTTTCGCCGTGGTGTGATCTCATCTTACTTTCCAGAGTTTACCACCCTGTCCTTGCGTACCAGTAGTGGTAGTGGCGGGCGCTCTTGATCCCGCGTCGGATTCCGGCTTTCTTGGTCCAGAAGATTCCGATCTGCACTGCACCGATGAATCGTTTCATTTTGGGTCCTTTCGTCGTGGTGTACGAGATCATTATACATTCCTCAGAACGCTGAGGACGCCACAGCGGAGGTAGCTAACCTCACCGCAAGTTCCCCGTCGGGCGTTGCGAACTTGAACCGTATGTAAGAGGAGGGCGGATGTCGTGAGAGGAGGACGGATACCGTGGTCCCGGGAACCGCGTAGAGCCTTATCTTCTGAACAGAGCCTTATCATTCAGTGACGTCTCGTTCGCAACCTTGCGGCTGCTATGATGTCCTCAACGTGCTGAGGCATGTACTCATTTTACTTTCCGGAGTTTCTACCACTTATGGAAGTTAGTGGCGGTGCGGAATCCGTGACGGATTCCATACGCACGGGAGCATGCGATGAACATTCTCAGTCTCAGAATCATTACTGGTCCTTTCGTCGTGGTGATGAGTTAATTATACTTTCCGGAGTTTCTACCACCGGGTCCTTGGAGCCCAGTAGTAGAAGTGGCGGCCCGTTTTGACGCCGGCGCGGATGCCGTTGGTACGTGCCACCCCAATCCCAATCTTGATTGCGCGGATGATTGCTTTCATTTCGTGTCCCTTCGTCGTGGTGATGAGTACATTTTACTTTCCCGAGATTACGTGCCGCCCTTATCGGGCGGCCACGCGGACCTCGAGATCCTGCCGGACTTGGGGAGCCTGCGCCACCCAGAACTTGTTGCAGTTTTCACGTGAACCTGAGAACCTGATCAACTTGAACTTGCGATCATAAACCTCGTGGGCTCGGGTTGATGGCTTGGTCGTTTTCATCTTTCGTCCTTTCGTCGTAGGTATGAGATCATTATACTTTCCTGAGTTTTAGTTGGATTGCTCCCACAGGTGAAGATCGGCGTTCTCTGGCGCTGGACAGGGTACGTCGTAATCCATCCAATCTTGATACGTGAATCCGCATTTACAGGTTTGATCTGAATCCATATTCAGTCCTTTCGTCGTTTGAACTTGTGAGATCATTATACTTTCCTGAGTTTTTACATCCCCATCTTCTCGTACCACTCACTCAGGATCTTGACCTTTTCTTCCACCTCGTTCAAGATCATTCCGATCTCTTCGTTCGTGAATTTTCCTTCTTGAACCAGTTCACGAACTAACTCGCCGTAAACTTGATTCACGTCAAGATCTGATCCTTCCATGATCTCGCAGATCTCGCTCGCTTTATCGTCTATTCTTTCGTCCATTATTTTCCCTTCGTCGTGGTTACGAGATCATTATACGATCCCGAGTTTTAGTACTGGGTGGATAACTCAGACGCCGCCCAGTGCGACGAGGTTAGAGCAGTGTTATCCAACTGCGATGATCATTATAAGTTCCCGAGTTCAGTCAGCTAGTCGCATGGCCGCTTCCATTGCGTCTTCGTGGTCAGCGCCGCAGTCTACCGCCGCTTCATACTGGGCCTGCCGCCTAGGCGTTAGGGCCTCAAACTCAAGGCGGGCCTTTCGGACCTTCGGGTTACTTGCCTCTCCAAATGCTGTGATCGTCGTCATGCCACTACTTTACATTCCTGAGTTCAGCGACGGCGCGTGTCAGCCGGCGACCATTCCGGCCGATCACGCGTCTCGCTTGCGTGCTAGCGCGCACGACGAAGAACGCGCTAGCAACTGCCCGTCAACAGTTCTTGGGCCTATGGCAGGCCGGGCCGCTCGAAAGCGTGCCCGTCATGCCTTTGCGGCCCTATGGCAGGCCGGGACTTATTCCCAGTCGCCATCATCATCGTCATACGACGGCTCGGCGTAGTAGTCCGCATAGCGGTCTTCCTGCGCCTTGATGATGCTTGCCTCTTCGTTCCAGTGAGCATAGTCACTGATGCTTGGGTTGGTCATTGCTTGGTCCCTTCGTTGTTCGTTGATGAGATCATTATAGGATCCTGAGATCCCGTCAGCCGAAGCCTTACGACTGGGACCCGTAGGCCCAGCCGTAAGTTGCTTTGTAGAAGTCTTCCATCCAGGCCAGTGCGCCCTTCTTGGTGTTCTTCGGGCACCCGTATTCCTGTGCCACTCTGATCAATGAGACCCCCCGTACATATTTCATGCCCGTTTTGATCTCGAGGCGTAGCCCGCCGATCAGTAGGCACATTCGGTAGTGCTCGATGCCTTCCTGCGTGTCAATTGCCATTATTGTCATTGCTTGTCCTTTCGTCGTAGGTTGATGAGATTATTTTACAATCCTGAGAATTAGCAGACCCAGTTGACCGCAATTACTGATGACTTGAAGTCATAGTCATGACTAATTTTAGCCGAGACCATGTTCCAAAAGTCTTCTGCTTGGACTTCAGGTCCATCAACAATTTCAATCTCGGGACCAAACCAACCCGCAAAAGCTGCAGCTGGCTCGAAGTCAAATCCGACAATTTTTCCGTACTTTACTCGAGCGACAAAGCTTCCAGGAATATCTACTCGTGTCATTTCATCTTGGTCCATTGTTGTCCTTTCGTCGTTGGTGAGTACATTATACGTTCCCTAGATCGAGATCCAGAGAACGTAGCCAGAGTCATTGGTCTTGTTGTGGTGTGCGCATGCTTCCACCATCTCACGAGCGCGCTCGAGCGTGAGGCCAGTTCGGTAGACTTCGCTACCACCCGCATCGCCGATCATGACCGTGTATGTCTGTTCCTGTGTGGCTTTCATGTGATGTCCCTTCGTCGTTGTTGAGCTCATTGTACAGTCCTGAGTTTTACACTTCGGCTGGGCGAACCTCAAGAATCTGTGAGTCCAGTCCCCAAAAGCCACTACCGACTTCTGTGGTCATTACAAAGCCTGGCTGACAGCCGTGGCCGACAATTGCATGCTTTGCTGTTATGACACCTATCTTAACTCGTGTGCTTCCAAATGGTGAGTACACGACCGTGTCCCCTACTTTATAGTCCATGCGTTTTGTCCCTTCGTCGTTGGTGTGAGATCATTATATGTTCCTCAGTTCGCCGGGAAGCAACATAGCTGGAGGAGCTACCTCCCTACCCTTCGCCCGTCGGCGGCCTTGAACGATACAACGTGTGCGAGAAGTGGACGGATAACTAAGAGGAGGACGGATGGTCAATCCCGGGATTGATCAGAGCCTTATCGTTATGCAGAGCCTTAACTTGCAGGGACGGGTCGTTCGCAACCAGGTAGTTGCTATGTTGTTTCCCGGCGTACCGGGTATGCTATCATTCTACATTCCGTAGTTTGATGAGCGCCCTGGAACTTTTACCCTGGGCCAGGGCCTTCCATAATCGGAAGGTGTGGGTCGTTCCAACCCGCGAGACTATTTTACTTTCCTGAGATTCAGGTAGATCATTGTGAGAACCGCAAGGCTCGCTCCAATTATCATGAAGCTTACGCTATCAATGAACTCTCCTGAGATAACAATGTCTTGAGCTGCTAACACTTTGTGTCCTTTCGTCGTGATGAGATCATTATACATTCCTGAGTTTGCTACTCCCAGGTTATCCACCCTTCAGGTGTCACGTAGGTTGGAAGGCCCATCTCCTTCAGGTCTTCCCAAGTGTAGCTGCCGCCTGACACTTTGTTGATGTGATTCACGTAGCCAATGTTGGCGAGTGCTTCGTCTGTCATTGCTGTCCTTTCATCGTGGTCGGTTGTACGAGACCATTATAAGTTCCGGAGTTTGCGCTTCAACTCAGGAGAGACTTCATCTGTGATGAATGTCCCGATCTCGACAACAGTGTCGCTTTCGCCTGCGCGCTCGCGATCCGCAAGCCAGTCGGTGGCTGCTTGCTTGAGAGCAACCACGAGGCTGTAGTGCTCCGCATTGAACGTGACTTCAACTGTCTGTAGTTTCATGTGTGTCCTTCCGTCGTGTGTTGAATCATTTTACGTTCCCGAGAACAGAGACTTAGCGAGATGGTTCAGACGCCCCTTTCGGGATTGAGCCTTAGGCAGTCCGTGTGGCCACACGCCACCTCGCATATCTCCGTTCCTCACAGGTGGGAGGACGAGTGTCGGCCTAGTGGTCGCCATGCCACTTTGGTTAGTAAAGCCCCCTGCAGGAGGAATACCGCTCACTCATGACCCGTCCGCGCTGTGCGGCTAGGCTTGCCCTCGCCACCTGTGCGAGATCATTTTACATTCCCGAGTTAGTCCCAGATCCCTGGGTGACCTTCCTCGCGGATCGGTTCAATGTCGCACTCGGCGAGCAGACTTTCGGCCGTTGCGCCTTCGCCGCCATACCACGTGCAGAACCCGTCATTGTCCCACTCGTCGAGCCTGACCGTCACGACTGGCCATCCGCCACCCGGGCCTTCAGCCTGGTCAATTCTTACCCATGCCGATGGGCAAAGCTTTCGCAGGGCCTCAAGGGAATGTGTGAGTGTTGGGTAGTCATCGCTAAATGCGACATCCACTTCGTATGTAAGTTTCATTTTCTTCCTTCCGTCGTTGTGAGATCATTTTACAATCCCGAGTAAAATTTGGAAGGCCGCTACTCATACTTGCGTGCTTGGCAGGGACCAGCCGGTGTCCGGCCAGTATGCTCTTGTGCTTGATGTGTGCTTTGCTTAGCAGGGATTACCCTGTACCTTCCTGGTCGGTGTTACCCGACCAATCCTTGTGAGACTATTTTACAGTCCCGAGTTCTTGGACTTGCCACGGACCTTCGCCCTTCGCAATGCTGTCGCGGACCATGAATCCGTATGTCTGGACACGGTTGTCCATTGGCTTGCCAAATTCCTTTTCAGCGCCGTTGCACTTATAGCCAGGCAGCCAACCATTGACGCACGTCCCGTGCAGTGTTGCTGTTACCCAATACGCATTCTCGAGGTCAGTCTCGTCCCCGCCCAATGTCGTGCAGCGTGCCTTGTACACGCCGGCTGGTACAAGCACTTCGTAGTACCAAGAGGCAGTCTCGCCTGCCGACTTGTGGTACTTCGTTTCTTCTTTGACAGTGAATGTAAGCACTTGATGTCCTTTCGTTGTTTCGTTCATGCCACCATCTTACTTTCCTGAGTTTAGTCTTGGTACAGACCTTCCGCAAGAAGTTCAGCATGCTCAACGAGCGCTGACCAGAAGTCTTCAACTCCCTCTGGATCCTTGCTGTCCTCAATTGGGATTATGAGCCTTGGCATCTCGGCGAGCCAGACGTGTACTGCCATGTCTATGCGCTCGACGCGGA